TTCTAAATATGTAATTTCTTCATCTAATGTCATTTAAAAGTTCCATATACCTAATTCCTAAAAATAAAATCTATAATAAATTTATAGAAATGTAAATTCAATTTCAGATGTAAGAAAAACGAAATATGATGGATGTAAGAAATCTAATTTGATATTCACAACTAATATAGCTTATATTATATATTTGCTATGAAAAATCTAAATTAGATTGGTTATTTAGATTAGATTTAGAATAATATAGCTTATATTATATATTTAAAGTGAAAAATTTAGAATACTTCTACATCGAAATAATTACTTTAAACCAGAATCAAAACCCCCCTTACCCCCCATTATAATCTAATCTAATAATCTAAATTAAATCTAATAATAGAATCTAAAGATATGGAACTTCTAGCATCATGGAATACAATACCAAATATTTCAGGCAAGGCATGATTACTTATAGGATTTAGATTAGAAGTGTAAGTTGCTATTGCTGGAAGACCGTATTTCCTACTTAAACCACTTCTATTATGTTGGTCAATCTAATTACCCTAGACCGTTAGTGTGACATTCCCATCATGTGAAAACGCTTACCAGTGGCCCAACTGTTGTGCTCTTACGATTACTTAATGAACCGTCTTTGCTGATGTAATGCTTGTGAGTGTAGTTGTTTGAGACTTATTAGTGTTTAACAATTTAACTTTCAGCACTATTCTTTAAACCATCATCTTTTATCTTAGGGTTAGCGTGTCTAGTGTTGCGTACCCCAAAGTCGTAGAATAAATTCTACAAACCCCCTAGACAATCTCACTAGAACAGCATAAAAATGTTTTGACAACCAAAAAAATTGAGCATATTTATTATGTAATTAGAAATTAGGCTATTAGGTATTAGGTAAGTTATTGAAAACTTTAACTATTATATTAGAAAATAAACTTCATTTTAGTGCTAACGCATTGAGGGATATTAGTAAAACTGCATACATAGGTATTCAGAAGCTTCTATCATATCCTAATTCCAAGTACTTAGAGAATGAGAAGTATGGGTACTCTAATTACGGTGTTCCTTCCCATTTGTACACATATCACATAGATAGAGATAGATTTAACGTCTATCGTGGTGAATTTACACGCATTTCAGCATATTTATTAAATTTTGGTATTAAGACGATTTTAGTTGACAAGACTGTAGTTTCTGAAGACATAGATTTTAGCCAATCCAACACAATACTGAGAGAAGACCAGAACCAGTTTTTAGACGCTATGATGCCTTTCAATGATGGAATTGGGTTAGCATATACATCTTTTGGGAAGTCCGTAACAGTGCTTGAATGGATTAGGATTTTGAAGCAAAGAACTTTGATCTTAGTTCACACAACATTTCTGCAAAAACAATGGATTGATGAAATGACCAATCCAAAACTATTTAATATTGATAAAAAAAGAATTGGTGGTGCTGGTGGATTATTTTCTGGTAAGAAATTTAAGTTAGGTGATATTAATGTCTCTTTATATCATTCTGCTAAAAAGGATAAAATTCTAGCAGAATATAGAAAAATTGGAATTGGTGCAATTTTTATAGATGAAGTTCAAAAAGCTGTAATTGATGATATACAAAAAGTTGTAAACACCCTACCAGCTAAATATAAATTTGGTGTAACTGCTGGTGTTAAAAGAAAAGATGGAAAAGAGTTTATGACTAAAGCTTGTGTTGGACAAGTTAGGTATGAAGCAATTGAAACCGCATCTGATTCTAAGATACTAGCTAATATCCAGTACATGAATACATCATATGAAAATGATGACTATGAAGAGAGTAATAATTACACTTCCTTGATTAATGACATGGCATTAGATAAAGAACGTAATATAAAAATTTGTCAGTTAGGTATTCAGAGAGTTAAGTTACATGGTGATTTAGTTATCATCTTTGTAGAGAGAGTTATTCAAGCTGGTATCTTAGCAAAGTATCTATCTAATTTTAGGGTAGAACTTTTGCTAGGGCCAACTAATATAAAGAAGATAAGAGAGAATACGGATATGTTAGAACGTGTTCCAAAAGGAACGCTGGACATCTTAGATAAATACGATTATAAAACAGCATATGAAAGAGTTAAGGAATTAGGTAGTGAGAAGAAATTAGATTTTATTATAGGTACTCAAAAGATGGAAGTTGGTTTAAGTATTAGACCAGTAACATTTGGGATTGTAACTACACCAGTTGGAAACAACTTGGAAAGATTTAATCAGATTTTAGGAAGACTTGAAAGAACACATTCAGAAAAGCAAGAAGAAATGTTTGGTAAAAAAGTTACACCACTCATGACTGTAGTAGTAGATAAAACCAGAGTTAGCCAAAATGCTAAATACTCTATTGAATCTAAATATGCTGATAGAATACCAAGTGTTAGAAAACCTAAAGTTAATAAAGATAAGGCTATTAGAAGAAGAAGGCCCGTGGTAGAAGTACCGAAAATGAAAACAAAGATTAAAAGAGTACCAATAGATTACAAAAGTAAAAATGTTAAACCAGTGCGTGTAAGACGCATTAAAACAAAGGAATAATTATGTCAAAGTCAGGTAGTGGTGTTGTAATGATGAATAGATTCATTGAAGCAAACGGATTATTAAACAGCGAATCACCAGCAATTTTCTTAGAGGTTCATAAAGCCTTAGATGTTAAACTAAAAAGATTAGCAAAAATTACTGAAATGTATGCTGAAACAAATGAAAAAGCACCTTTAGTACAATGTCCTGAATGTGGTTCACACGTTCTACTATCTCGTAACTGTGAATTTTGTATGTACGATATGGTAACTGGAAGTGAAGCTGAAAGTGTTGTTGTTGAAGAACCAACTGAAACTCCAACAACTGAAAAAGAAGTTGCACAATCAACTACTAGAACTTCTCGTGGTAGAGGTAAAGCAGAAACAGTTGAAGAACCAGAAGCAGTTGAAGCATCGGCCACTGAAGATAAACCAGAAAAGGTAGCAACAACTAGAACTAAAAAAGAATTATTAGTTCCTACTAAAGAAGAGATTAATAAAGCTAGAAGACCGGGCCTTAAGAAAATTGCAGTTGCACATAAAATAGATATGACTGTAGATATGGATAAAGCTGAATTAAAAGATATTAGAATTGAAATGTTATCTATTCTTTTAGGTGAAGATGCACCAGTAGAAACCAAAACTAGATCAAAGGTAGCAACTAAAAAAGAAGTAGTTGTATCTGTTGATTTTTCTAAAGCACCTTCTGCTAAAGATTTAGAAGCAATGAATGAAGATCAATTAACAAAAGTAATTACAGATTTTAAATTACCACTAGCTGAAACAATTAAGAAATTAGATGGTGAATTAACAGATGATGGTTTCTTTAATTGTATTGATGAAGTAGTTGCTTCACTTAAGTCTGAAGAAGAGAATCAATCTAAAGCTGAAGTAGACCCTGTTGCTGAAGTTAAGACCAGAGCAAAACGTGGTGCTAAAACAGAACCAGCTAAAGAAGAAGTTAAAGTTGAGTTAGTTAAAATTAATATTGATGACCTACCTGAAGCATCTGCTTTAGAAGCAATGGATGAAAAAGGGCTAATAGAAACTATTACCAAGTTTGGATTAGATTTACCTGAAGAAACTAAATTACTTACTAAAGGTGATTTAAAAGATGAAGCGTTCTTTAAAGTAATTGATGCAATAGATGCTAAAGTTGAAGGCATTGCAAATGAAATTAATGACGGTAAAGAACCAACATATCCAGCAACAGTTGAAGTGAAGGAAAAAAAAACAGCAAGGGCTAAAAAACCTCAAGCTTCAGAACCAGTATTAGAAGCTGGTAATGAGACTGATTCTAATTATGAAGACATTGATCTTGATAACGCTGATATAAATTATGACGATATAAATATTGAAGATGTTGCCGACAATCAAGCATAGTCTTTAAGTTATCCCTAACTGTTCTGATTCAACACCAAGCAGTTAGGGTTTTTATATTAGGTATTAGGAATTAGGGATGACATGGGTTTTTTTGATGATTTAAAATTAAAAAAAGATGGTAATGGTAATCTAAAAGTTACCTACAATACTAAACCGTTCATTACCGTTAATATAGAATGTATTCATAGTATTATAAATGATTACGCTACTAAAAAATTTCTAAATAGAATTGGTAAACTAAAAATTGAAGAAGAACCAGAAAACGAACAGCAATTTAAAGATGCTGAAAAATTAGCTAGAATTTATTCTGTTAAGAAAAAACAATATTATAATAGGCCAAACATCAGGCCAATAGATACCAAGTCAAGGGAATTTAATTATTTTATTGATGCGGTGAAACTAATGTTAGAACTTGAATCTGACTTTAACACTTTTATTGATGCACAAATTAAGGGCTTAGAGTTTGCTGGTGTATTTCCAACACCTGTTCAACTAGCCAATGAAGGTGCAGAAAAAAGATTGCTTGATTATACGTCTACAATGAGTAAAGCTAGTAAGACCAAAATAAGTAATCAGGATTATGAATTAGGTAGTGATAGATATAGAACACTCAATAGAGACTATAAAGCGAATGATGAAATGGAAGTTCATGAAGTAGAATTTCTAATAGAATACAATCGCAGAAATCACAACCAAGTTCCTAATTCCTTAACGGAATATTTAGAGGAACTAACGAATAGTGCTAACGGATAAAGCTAAATTAATATTTAAGTTTCTCGAAACTACAGGTGAAAAAATTCATGGAAATGATGATTCCAAAGAATATAATATTGACTGTTTTCTATGTACTGATAAAAGGCATAGACTAGGAATAAATAAAACCACTGAGTTTTGGAATTGTCTGAATTGTAATTCTGGTGGTAAAAAATTAAAGAACTTAGAATGGGCCTTTAAGAACCGTAAAAAAGTTAAGAATAATGATACAATTCAAAAAACAGTACAAGAAGCCAAATGTGCTATCAAACCAGATTTTCATAAACAATACTTTGCTGAAGTTTTCGATAGAAAAGAAAATGACTGTGCAAAATATTTAAATGGCCGTGGTTTTTCCGATGAAGCAATCAAACATTTTGAATTAGGATTTAGATGGGAATTTAAAGGCCGACGTGGAATGTATGATGGTGGAGATCATTTAGTTATCCCATACATAAAAGAAGGGAATTGTGTAAATGTAAAATACCGTAAACTCAAACCAGAATCTAAAACAGATAAATGGAGAAGAGAAGAAGGTGGTGTATCTGCTTTATACAATGATGCTGTAATAGATGATTTTGACCACACTGAAATTATAATTGCAGAATCAGAGCTAGATGCTATATCAATTTGGGAAATGGGATTTAAAAATGTAATTGGTTTAACCACTGGTGCAAATGGATTTAAAAATAAACCTGAATGGGTAGATAGATTAGAACGCTTTGATAAAGTGTATTTAGTTTTAGATGCTGATGATGCTGGACAAGATGGTGCTAGAAATTTAGCTACTATGTTGGGCCTTGGAAGATGTTTAAATGTTGTTCTACCTGAAGATGCTAATGATCCAAATGATTTTCTATTAAGTAAAAAATACGATGTAAACTATTTCACCGACCTATTAGGTCATGGAACAATGTTTGAAGTTAGAAATACTAAATCACTTAGGCAACACCATAAAAAATTCCATCATGAAAGATATGTAACTAAAGAACGTGCTAAAGCATCTAAGTATGATACACCTTGGAAGCCTGTAAACAATGTTCTAGGTGCTTTGAATGATGGTTATCTGTTTGTATTAGGTGGAAAACCAAAAGCTGGTAAAACCTCTATAGCAATGGACATGATGAAACATTGGGCCAAAAAAGGTCATAACTGTGGAATCTATTCATGTGAAATGCGTGGTGAAAGACTACATGATAAATGGTTAATGAGTGAACCACATAGATTCCCATCTAAAACAGGAATTGATTTTATAGATGAACTAGCATTTCATAGAGCTTGTTTAAGATTACCTTCAACTAATTTACATATTTTCAATCCTACTGTTCAAAACGATATTCTAATTGATGGTGTTATTGAAAACTCTGAAGCAATGATTACAAGACACAATCTAAATATATTGGTTGTGGATAATTTACATTACTTATGTAGAGGTGCTGATGAAAATGCTATGATTGGTGATGCTACCCAAAAATTAAAACTATTAGCTGAAAGATTAGATGTAATGGTTGTTCTAATTGTACATCCTAAGAAAACTGGAACTAATAAGCAATTAAAGCCTGAAGATTTAAAAGGTTCTAGTTCTATTATTCAGGATGCTGATGTTATTTGGTTACAACATAGGCCTTTTCAAAACGATGATATGAAGGATGATGAAATAGCAACTGGTTATGCAAAACATGATCCAATGAGCTTTAAAACAGATATTTCAATCACTGGTAGATTTACTGAAGGTGGTAGAACATTTTTATACTTCAGTGGTGCTTATAGTACATTTAAGTGCTCTGGAATTGGATATGATTCAATCTTGCAAGAGTTTGGAACAGGTGGTAAAAGAAGCAAGAGAAAAAAGCGAACAGGGCTTTAATCTTTTAGGTATAAGGAATTAGTTATGAAAGATGACAATGGTGTAGAAATTAGTGTTTCAAAAGATAGATTAACTTATTGGGAATCTAGGCAAATTAATATCGGCCATTTCGATAATAGGCATTTTGGTATTTCATTTGCAAAAGATATTAATCTAAAAGACAAAACAGTTATGATTAATGCTAAAAGGGAATCAACTGCTGAAGAGTTAGACGATTCTATTTTATTTGTTGGTGAAGCACTAGATAAAATTGAAGCTAGGATTAGAGAAGCATCTGATAATTATGTAGATCATGACTCTATTGAAAAAATTCCTAATGCTGATTTAAAAGACGATGCTGTAGAACGTAGAAATGTAAAACGTGCTAGATCAAATGAAGGTGCTCAAAACTTTAAAGATAAAATTAATAAAGTTGATGAAAAACCATCTGCTAGAACTAGAGGCCGTGAAAGATTGCGTGGTAAGAAGTTCCTAGATGAGTAAAACTTGTACCAAATGTAAATTCCATAAATCTTGTAATAGTGTTGGAATTTGGGGAAAAAAGGCCACTAGAAAAGCCAAACCCCGAATTATGATTATTCAACAAGCACCTAGTCGTTTAGATGACTCATGGGATGGAGTACTATCTGGTGATGGTGGTGAAAAGCTAAACTGGTTTTTAGAACAAGCTGGAATAGATTATCAAGATGTTTATTTTACATCTGCTGTAAAATGTAAACCAGAAAAAATATCTGATATTAAGAAGAAACAAATTTCAGCTTGTGAACCATATTTAATGGAAGAAATTATTGAAGTACAACCAGAGATAATTATCTGTATGGGTAAAGCTGGTTTTCAATCTTTGTTAGGCCACACATCTATTTATAATTTTAGAGGTCATATCCAAGACTTCAATATGAAATACGATTCCATACATGATAAATCTAAAATACTTTCATTGAACACTAAAGTAATGGCAACATTTGATTTACAAGGTTCTTTTGGTAAGTGGGAATACAATGATGATATTATCAGAGACTTCAAAAAATCTAAAAAGTTTATAGACACTGGCATAATAGAAAAAACACCAGAACCAGAAGTTAATTTAATTCTATCGTTAGAAGCACTAGATGAATGGGTAGAGAGATATAAAACTGTTAAGTACGCTTCAACAGATTATGAAACTACTGGATTAGATTTCTGGAAAAACTTACCATTCAATTCTGGTTATAGTTCTGAAGTTGGTAAAGCCGATGTATTATTTATTTTACCGTATAAAAATGAGCATACAGAAAAATGGACATTGGAAGATAAGAAATTAGCTAAAAGAATTAATGATTTTGTAAAACCGAATCAAGCTAGAATTTTACAGGCCATGAGAGAAGTACATGGTGGTGATACCCATTGGATATTACATAACGGTAAGTTCGATGGTAAATTTGGTATGAAGCTTAAAGTACCGTATAAGAAGTTCTGGTTTGATACTATGAACGCTGATGCACTGATTGATGAAAATCTAGGTCACTCTTTAAATATTGCTTGTGAACGTAGAGGTATAAATTTTGGTGCTTATGATACTTTGCTTTGGAAATATACCAATAAAGATGAGAAAAATAAAAAGACCTATCAGTATGTTCCACCAGCTATGATTATAAAGTATTTAGGAATAGATACTGATGCGTGTTTGAGATTATTTTATAAAGTACATAAAGAATTAAAAGAAGAAGGGATGTTAGATAGATTCCTGAATGTTAAAATGCAGACCGTTCGGGATGTAATGCGAATAGAATACATTGGTTTCAAAGCAGACAAACCACTAATTGAAGAAGCTGGTATTGCAATTGAAAATGAAATGGATGAAGCACAAAAAGACTTAGAAGACTTTACAGGTATTAATGGTTTCAATGTTAATAGTCCAAAACAGATGAATGAGTTTATGGTAGCTGAAGCATACCCATTAGATAAAGCTGGATTAAAAGTAAATAAAACTGGTTACTCAACTGCTGGTGATGAATTAGATAAACTACTATCATTCAAGAAAAACAATTGTCATGAATTTCCAGCTCTAGTTAAAAGTTTTAAAACCATGTCCAAATTAAAAGGAACTTATATAGATGGTAAATATCTAGCCGTTTCAGAACGTGGTGAAGAAGTAGATGCTGATTTAGGTGGTATGTTAAAACATATTGACCTTAATGGTAGAATACATACCAGTATGAATTTACATAGTCCTAAAACAGGTAGGGAAAGTTCTAAAGGGCCTTCTGTTCAAGTTTGGCCTAATCCTGTTGAGGGTTTAATTAACTGTAGAAATTTTGTAGTTCCAACTAATAAAGATTGGTGCTTATTTGAATCAGATTTTAAATCACTAGAAATTAATATTGTTGCATACCTATCTAAAGACCCTGTTCTATTGGAACAACTTAGAAAAGGAACTGATTTACATTGTTTCAACGCTGTAGCTATTGGTAGTAAATTAAATCTACTTCCTAAATGGGTTAAGTATGAACACATGATGATAATGAATGGTAAAACAAAAGATTTAAAAACCTGTACTGTTGAAGACATTCAAAAATTCAAAGATGAGATAGCTTTAAAAGACCCTGATAATAAATTAGATTGGGAAGGTTTAAGATATAAAGCAAAGAGTTTAGGTTTTGGTTTGAACTATGGACAATCAGCATATACCTTTGCTGAAAAGTTTGAAATATCTGAAGCTGAAGCTCAAGCAATGATAGATAGTTATTTTGATACTTATAAAGTTATGAAGGCTTGGAGAGATTCTATTGTAGATCATGCCTTAGATCATGGTTTCATTACATTACTATCAGGTAGAAAACGTAGGTTCTATGGTGCTACTGAATGGATTTACTCTAACCGTGGACAAAATTGTAAATGGTCTACTAATCAAACAGAAGATAGTATTTCAAGACAAGCAATGAACTTTCCAGTTCAAGGTGGTGGTCAAGAAGTTTTTGAAGATTCTGTTATAAGAGTTAATAGAAGATTTAGAAAAGAAGGTTTAAAAGCTAGAATAATGTTTAGAATACATGATGGAATAGTTGGTGAATGTCCTGTAGAAGAACGTCAACTAGTTAATAAATGTTTGATAGAAGAAATGACATCTATGCTAGGTGCTGGTACTGAAACAGAATTAACTCTTAACGTAGATACTGAGTATTACAAATGGGCTTGGTATGGTGAGAAAATTAAGCTAGATGAACTTGACATAGCTTCGTAATATGGATAGTTTTTCATCACAATTAGGATTAGGTATTAGGTGGAATTTAGAGACTTTATAATATTCAATAAAAGTCAGGTTAGTGACCGACTATATAAATATGCTTCACTGTTTTCTTCCTTATGTGAAGAGAGAGAAAACTATGCTAAAGAATTAGAACTTGCAAAGCTTGAATTAGATTTTATGATTTCACAACAGCGAGTTTTAAAACGTAATAAAGAACGTAATCTTTCATCTTCCAAACAAGCAACTGGAACTGATATAAACGATAAAGTAAATGTTATATCTGAAGTTAAAACACAAAAAACTTTAGTTATTAATATCAGTGATGATTTAAATAGGGTAAAAGCAGAAATAGAAATATTAAAAGAAACAAGAAAAAATTTGGAAATATTATCCAATGACAATAGAGAAGATAAAAAAGGAAGCTCAATGTCTAATAGAAAAGGAGGCCATAATGAGTGAAGACAAGTATTCAACTAGAAGAAGTCGTAAAAGTGCAGATGCCCTAAAGGGTAGAGCAACAGGTGGTAAATTACCTATGTTCAAGATTAAGAAGAAGGTAACAGAATTATTTATTCTAACACCTAAAGATGAAGATGCTGATGTTGTATTTACATCTTACATCCACAAGTTTACTCAAGGTCATGGTAAAAACTTTAAAGTTTTAAAGCAATGTGCAAGTCCTACGTTTACTCAAGAACAAGATGAGATTACCGATCTTGGTTGGTCTGCTAGGGATGAATTTGGTAAAAGTGATTCAAAATCTAAAGCTGATTTTTGGAAACAATTAGTAGCTGATAATGATGACCACATTTTAGTTTTAGACATCAATGATGTTGAAGCTGGCCCACAAATTTTTAAGATGCCACATACTGTAGCTAAAGTTGTTCTTCCAGCATTAGATGAAGCAATGGAAGAAAATGAAGGTGATTTACATGATTATTGTCATCCTGAAGAAGGGAAGATTTTAGTTATTGAAACTAACGGTGAAGAAGGTTTTGCAAGAAAATATACTAGTGTAGAATTTGATCTTGATAAACCAGCTACATTATTTGGTGATAATATTGTAACAGAAGAAGCATTTGATTCTATCTTAAATAGAAGACCAAAGATGGAAAGTTTACAACCACCGTTTAACAAAGAAGAGTTTGAATCTTATATTGATTTCTGTTTTGAAAAAGGTGATGAGATTGGAATAAATTTAGATGAACTTGGTAAAGGTGATGAACAAAAAGAAGATGTTAATTACTCTGATAACACTGGTGATGATAACAGTGGTGCTAATGAAGATGTGAATCTTGATAAAGACATTAACACTAGTGAAGAAAATGAATCACCAAGAAGTGCTAGAAGTAGCCGTGGTAGTTCTTCAGAAGATAAACCAGCTCGTGGTGCTCGTGGTAGTGCTAGAGGTAGTGCAACACCTGAAGAAACTCCACAAGCTCGTGGTGGTAGAAGTTCACGAGGTAGTTCTGAAACTACATCAACTCGTGGTGGTAGAGCTAGAAGAAGTTAATAATATATATTCTACAGGGTCTTTAATTAGGCCCTGTATATTTAGGTTTTAGGAAAATATGAGCTATCTTGCAACATTGAATGAAGAACAACGTGCAGTTGTATATGAAACTGAAGGTATCAAAGCTGTAGTAGCTGGTGCTGGAAGTGGTAAAACCAGAGTTATAATTGCAAAAATTATTCACTTGATCCAAGATAAAAATGTTTTACCTAGTACCATTTGGGTATGTACATTTACTAAAAAAGCAAAAGAAGAGTTAGTAGAACGTCTAGCAAAAGAAGTTGGTGCATCCACTGCTAAGAAGGTCAAAATAGGCACTCTTCATAGCATATCCTTTTCTATTTACAAAAATGGTTTAATGATGATTGATGGAAAATCTCGTTACTCATTACCAAAACCATTAGTTAATGAAGGAACTGCATTATTTCAAATTTTCAACTTTATTAGAGCTAATGAAAAGCTAGTTCATAATAGGGATGGAAAAGATTTTTTAAGTACTATAAACATTAGACGAATGTATGGAACTAATTTAACCAACTATAAAAAGTTCCACCCTTTTGATAAAGAAGGTAGAGGTAAAGGTTGGTGTTATAATGAAACTATATATGAAGTTTGGAAGTTTTATGAAAAGTGGAAAATCCAAAAGAACGTGCTAGATTTTGGTGATATGTTGGTTAGATGTGCAGAAATGTTACAAAATCCAAAGTATGACAAATATATTAATAGCCTTCAGAGAAGTTGTAATTATTTAATGATTGATGAAGCACAAGATAACAACGCAATTAATTATCAAATTGCTGGTGTACTTAGTGCTTTGAATGAAAATCTAACTGTTGTTGGTGATTCCAGACAAGCTATTTATAGTTTTCAAGGTGCTTCACTAGATAACCTACATAAGTTTATAGCTAATAAAAAACCTACTATCTATAATCTGAAAACAAATTACCGTTCTTCATCTACGCTGGTAGATAATGCCAATGCATTTATAAAAGGAAGCACTGGAATTATTGGTGAACCATCAGTTGCTTTTAAGCCTGAAGGTATGCCAGTAAAGTTTTGTACTTCAGATGATGAAGTTGGTGAAGCATCTGCTGTTTATCACTTGGTGGAAGATTTAATTCATAGCAAAGGATATAACTACAGTGATATTGCAGTTCTTTATAGAGTGCATAGTCAATCTGTAATGTTAGAATCTAATTTTTTAAATTCAGACATTCCCTACGTTACGTTTACCGAAAATACATTTTTCGATAAAAAAGAAATCAGAGATATTATAATCTATCTGAAGGCTTTTCAAAATCCTGATGACATACCTATTAAAGATTTTAAGAGAATTGTTGGAAGACCTAACAGGTATATTAGTTCCAAAGCTACAAAGGCCATAGAAGCTTATTGTGAGTATGAAGGTGCTACATTTTGGGAAGCGTTGAATGATCTAAATAATGTTGATGGTATGGATTATAGAAATAAACAGTGCTTTGGTGAATTAAGAGGCCAAATAGTAGCTGGAATAAATAAGTACCAAACTAAAACTAATGTTACCGATCTAATCAAGTTTGTTTTAAACGGAATTGGTTATGAGAGTTTTATAAACGGTGATGCATCTAATAATAATAAACCTGATGGTGATGTAACAATGGATTTTGATGCAATCATAAATCTAGTTAATTCGTTTGAAACATTAGATGAATTTTTTAATTATGTGGATAGAGTTAAAGAACAAGAAGCAGTTAGAAAAGGTGAAAAAGACGGTGATTATGTACAGATGATGACATTTCACGCATCCAAAGGTAAAGAATTTCCTGTAGTAATCACACTTGGAAATTGTACTAGGCTTGCACCGTTTCATAGAAATGAAGATAGAGAAGAAGAAAAGAGATTGATGTACGTTGCCATTACAAGACCAGAAAAAGAATTGTATGTTTCTGTTATTGGCCACAAGTTGGGTAGATTCAAAGTACAACCTAGTCCTTTTCTATTCAGTTTTAAGGCCACTTACAATGAAGATTATAGTGGAAGTTTTAATTCATTCGACTAAAGGATATAACAATGAACGCAAAAAAGAAGACTACTAAACCAGCTAGAAAACCTAGAACTAGATCAAAAGCTGAAGTGTTAGATGTTGAATCAACACCTAAAGAAATTAAAAAAGCAGTTAAAAAAGTAACTAGAAAAATTGAGAAAAAAGCTACTAAGGTTAAATCTGGATTTACTTTTGATGATATAGCTGATGTTAAAGGTGTTAAAGAATATAAATTTGATATTATTAACAAAGCAAATAGAGAGAAGAAGAAATACGAATATAGAATACCATTTAATAACATTGCACTTCAAACTATCTCTGGTGGAATTATTGGTGGTACATTTTGTGAACTCGGTGCGGAATCACAAGGTGGTAAATCATTTCTAGCTTATGAGTTAATGGCAAATTGTCAGGCCATGGGCGGTGTTGTAATTCTTAATGATGGTGAAGGTGCGTTTGATGAAAACTACGCTTCTATGGTTGGGTTAGACATTGATGCTGGTACATTTATCACTTGTCGTATTCAGAACATCCAAGAATATTATTCATTCCAAATAAATGTAATAACTGCAATTAGAAAAAAGAAAAAACAAATTCCTATTTTATCTGTATGTGATTCATTCCCAACTATTAATACAATCTATGCACTAGACGCTAGAGGTGATGGGAAGCAATTAGGTTTTGAATCTAAGTTAAAAAATAGAGCATGGACTGAGCAAATGGAAACATTTGTACCATTCTTAAAAGATAATATGGCAACTCACATAATGATTAATCAGTTTACTATTGTTGAAGTAGCTAACAAGTACATGAACAATAAAGTATCTCTATGTGAATCTAAAATGCAGTATTGGGCCACTCAAAGGTTCAAAGGTATGCTGAAGGGTAACATTACAAAAGATGTTTGGACTGGCCCTAAATCTGATAAGAAGAACTGCAAAAAAGTTAAGATTGGTATGCGTACTGAATGGGAATCAATTAAAAACCGTTCTGTTAAACCATTTCAAAAAGCTGTAGTAGATATTTTATACTCTCATGGAATTTCTAAGTATTCTGGCCTAGCTAAAATGCTTATGGATAACGAAATGGTAGTTAGAAAAACATCTAAGTTTGATGCATTTACTGGTGAAGAAATGGGTAAAACAACAGAGTATCTACACTGTTTACCTAAGTTAGTTGGTGAAGATGAAGTTAGAATTACTTTTCATAAAGCACTTGGATCAACTAACAAAGAACTAGCTAAACTAATTCTGGATTATCCTAAAGCAATTGAACCAATTTGGACGGGTAGCTATGATGATGGTGAAACCTATGAAGTTGAAGACTTTAGCGATAAAGAATTAAATGAAAGGAATAGTCCAGTAGTTACCAATGATGATGCAGTACAAGCATAAGGAATAGTATGAGAGTTATTTGGGGAAGTGATTTCCATTTAGGATTGAAAACTGATGATATAGATCGGAATGATGAAATATTAGATATTATTGAAGACATGATTGACCACGGAATTAAAGTTAATAAAGAAACTGGTGAAGAAGTAATCTATGTTTTTGGTGGTGATATATTTAATTCAAACAATCCAAATGAAAAACTAATAACTCTCTTTATCTTTATACTTAATAGATTAAGAGAAACAGGATTTAAATCATTTATAATGGTTGGGAATCATGATGAAGTATCAGACCCCGAACGTGTTTCATGTTTGAATTTTGTACATGAGTTAGGTTCTGCATACCCTAATATTACTTTGGTAGATGATATTAGAGCAATTAATATGGGTACGTTTGATACTGGCCCATTGTTCTTTACATTCCTACCACATATTTCTAAAGCACTAATTCAGAGAAATGTTAGTGAAGGTAAACTAAGAAGAAATATTCCTACTCAAGCATACATCAATAAAAAAGCAGAACAGATTATGAAAGTTGTTGGACAAGGTTCACAACATATAGTCTTTTCACATTTAAATGTATCTGGTGCTCATGGTGGTTCTGAAGAAAACCTACTTAGAAAATCTACAGTTTATTTACCTAAAGTAATGTTAGATGCACCAGTTGGGTTTATTGAACCAGAAATTATTCAAGCTCATATTCATTCAAAAGATAAAATTGGAAACATCAATATAGTTGGTAGCCAATTCTATTGTGGTTTTGGTGAACGTGAATCTGAAAAGTACTTCCTAGATTTAAAAATCAATACTGAAATATCTGGTGGGCCTCATGTATTTAATTACATCCCTACAAATTGTTTACAGTTCAAGCAATTAGAAGTTTCAATGCTTGAAGATAATACGTCTTTTATGGAACGTGATGATGTACTGGATTTTTTAGAAACTGTTGATGAAAATACAGTTGTTAAATTAGATGTGACTACCAATGTTGAAAACTCTTTAACAGATTGGAAAGGTGTTATGGAACGTATTAAAAAAGAATACAAACCATTTCATATTAAACCAATCATTCCTAGAACCGTAATGGTTAGAAAAATTAGATCAACAAAGCAAAAACTTGGATTACCTGTTAAAGATGCTGTTCAAGTTTATTTAAAAAGAAATATTAGAAAAGACAAAACAAGATTAATCAGAGTATATCAACGCTCATTAAAATACTTATAGGTGGTAATATGAAATTAGCAGAATTTGTAAAATCAAGTGAAAGAACACTAGCAGTTAACTTGCATATTGGTAGTGGTCTTAAAATTAATCTTCTTCATAGTGCAATTGGTGTATCTACTGAAGTTGGTGAAATAGCAGAATGTTTTCAAAAGGCATTGGCTTTAAGTGTTGTTAATGGAAACGGTTTTGAAATAGATAAGGTTAATCTAGCTGAAGAAGGTGCTGATGTTATCTGGTATCTGGCCATTCCGATTAGGGATTTTGGATTAGATATTGGTAAACTAGATTCTTTAGCACCTGTCGAATTTAGTATTGAGCAACTAGTTATTGATTCATCTAACTTTTTAGACATGATGAAAAAGGTAGCTTTTTATGGTAAAGAAATTGATGGTTTTTTAGTGGATCAACACGTTATGAATATTTACGCTCATATGATTTCAATGGCAAAATCTCACAACCTAGATTTAGAACTTGCACTGTCTAATAATCAAGATAAATTAAAAGCTAGATTTCCTGATAAGTACGATGATGCAAAAGCACTTAACAGAGATTTAAATACTGAAAGAACTGAATTAGAAAAAGGTATGTAATGAAGTCATATATTTTAGCAGAATTAACCGTTCATAATTTTGGGCCTTTTAAAGGTACTCATAAATTAAAAGACATTGATCTAAGAACCCTCATGTGTGTTGTTGGGGAATATGAAGGTATTAAAGGTAAATCAAACCGTTCTGGTAAAAGTATGTTCTTAGAAATATTCACTTATCTATTAACTGGTAAATCTCGTGCTGATACTGAAGTTGAATTAATCCATGATGGTGAAGAAGTTATGTGGATTGATGGACTATTTGTTAATGAGCATGATGGTGAAGATTATAAAAGAGTAAAACGTGGTAGAGATTCCAAAAATAAAGGAATGTTAGAAGTAGATTGGATTGAAAAATCTAAAGACGCTAAACAGGCTATCGTAGATACTTTTGGTGTTCATGCTGATGACTTTGAAATAACAGCATTTTTTAAGCAATCTGATATTGAAGGTTTCATGAAAAAGAAACCAGCAGAACAATCTGAAGATATGATGATGTGGATGAATAACAGTCATTGGTTAGAAAAATCTGAGAGAGTTAAAAAAGATGTAACAACATTTAGAAATAGATTGAAAGATGTTGAATCAGCAAAACGTGCTTTTGAGTCATCTTTAGAATCTTGTGAAGCTTTACAAATTCAAGTAGATCAAAAGAATAAAGAAGCTGATGCATCTGATACTAAATTACAGAATATAGAATCTAGTATGGATGAAGTAATTGCACAACATAAAGGTGCTGAAGAAAAGCTTAGAACTATTACAGCAGATAAGAAATTAGTTCTAAATCAGATTCAAGAAGCTAATAGAAATGAACGTGAAATTACTAGAATCAAAACTAATGTTCAAAATTACAGTGATAAATTACAAAGAATAGAAAATGAAATAAATAAAGATTTCCAAACGTGCAACTTCAAAAGAGAAGACATTATTAGCTTGTCTGAAGAACTAGGTTCGTTAGATTCTAGTATGTCTCGTTTGAAAGGCCTTATGGAAGGTATAAGTGAGTCAAAAGGCATATGTCCTATACTCGGTTCAAAATGTGATGCAATTAGCTCTACAGGGTCAATTACAACGTATCAGGCCGAACATACACAACTACATAAAGAGTATAATGAAGTTAAGCAAGATTTAAGGGATGCAAAACGATTAGTTCAACTATCTGATGAAGCAACTAGCATAAATACCAAACTAAATGAGGCCAATACAGCACTATCTAAATTAGGTGATATTGATGTAACTGAAATTAACAAACGTATTTCTGAATTAGATAAGTTAGCTGATACTGAAAAAGAATTTCTAGCTGAAAATCAAAAACATATTGATACTGGAAATAATCAAGCTGATGCACTATCTGATAAAATAAAAGAATTAGAAGCTGACATTAAAGTTCTAACTCATAGAATTTCTGTCTACGATGAAACAATTGAAAAGATTGATGCAAAAGAATTAGAAGCATCTAAACTTAGAATTGTAATTGCTGATTTATCTGATATTGCAATAATGTTTTCAAAGTATGGAATACCAGCAGATGAAGTTGATAACTCACTTGGAACTATTCAAGATAAAGTTAATATGATTCTAAAGTTATCTGGATTGGATTTATCTATGAACTTTTCACCTGATAAAGAAATTGGTGGTAAAGAACCTGTTTGTATCTGTGGTCATCACTTTGTAAAAAACCATAGAGGCGATTGTCCAGACTGTGGTATGGAAAGGCAAAACAAACGTAAAACAGAAATGACAATTAAGATACTTGAGAATGGTAAAGAACGTAAATTTAAAATGGATAGTGGCGGTGGTAAAACTTTAATTGCATTTGCTGTTAGAATTGCTATTAATTTAATCAAACGTGAACAAGGTAAAATGAAATTAAATATGTTGTTCCTAGATGAAGTAGATGCACCATTCGATGAGTTTCATTTAAATAAATTGATTACCATAATAACAACTACGCTTGTAAAAACATTTGGCTACAGACAAATTATACTAATTTCACACAATAAAGAAATTAGAGATTCAATTGATGACATAATAAAAGTAGTTAGATATAGTAACGACACTTCAAAATTAAGTTTTGATAATTAGGGCTTTGGTTTTAGGAATATAATGAGTAAACAAATAAAATTCTATATCGGTATTGATATTGGTTTAACTGGTGGGATTGTTGTACTAGATAGCAATTCCAAAATATGTTACCGAATTGCAATGGATGAAGGTTTAATAACTGCTGATGATACACCAGACGTTAAAAAGATTTATTCTATTATTAGGCACTTTCAACAGTTAGGTGATGTGCATATTATACTTGAAAGGTTTGCTGGTTTTCATGGCATATCTAAAAAAGGTGTTGCATCATTAGAACGTCAAGGTGGAAAAATCTATGGAATGGTGGAACTAATGGGTTTCCCATATACTGCTTCACTTCCTAAAAATTGGCAAAAAGTAATTTGTGGTGATACAAAACAATATGATAAAGTTACCCACGTTAGAACAGATAGAAAAGACGATGATGGTAAATGGATTAAGAAAAAAGTAATTAAAAAAGATACTAAGCGAATAGCCTTGGTAACAGTAAATAGATTGTTTCCAAAAGAAAAATGGTTAAAAAATTCTAAATGTAGAACACCACATGATGGAATGATTGACGGTTGTTTACTTGCTTTATATGGTATTAGGAAAGGTTTATAATGCACGACACTGGAAATGATAATTATATATGTGACGCTGTTGGTTTAGTAGCAGAACCTTCTGATAAGCGTGGTTTTGGGTTTGTAGAACCTAAGATGAAAATTATAGAGCATGGCAATGGTTTTACTTATGTAGAATTTGACCACAATGATAAATTGTATTTAAAATCTAAAGAGGCCTTTGCACATCATAAAAATATAGTTTCTGATGAACAGTACAAAAAACTGTATGCTGAAGACGTAGTTACATTTAAACTTTTCAATGGAAGTAAAGGCTTGTACGCTACAGAAATTAAAAAAGTCGATTCAATGTTTGATGAAAACGGCTACATTAAGGATTTATCTAAATATGGAATTAGTAACATCAAAAATTAAAGACATTATATATAAAGTTGCACCATCTGGTAAATTAGTAGCTATATTAGTTTTGCAGAAAAAAGATGAATTAGTTGATGAAGAAAATATTCTGAAACACGCTATACTTTTAGACAATGCACTTACAATAGAAAAAGAAGGTCTTCATGTTGGTTCTAAATTAGAAATCAATGTTGAAGATGTTGGGAAACCAATACATAAGGTTTTGAACAGCTCACAAGCTAAACAGTTACCAAACAAATGTCCTAGCTGTAGTGAGAAGCTATCAAACCATAAGATAGAAGATGTGGTGTCTTACATTGAGTGCACTAACATCTTTTGTTTTGGTCAATCCCAAAGTCATCTATTTAGATTATTAGCTTTTATGTTCACTGGTACAGACCTACATATTCTAAGATTATTTTTGGATGAATATGTAACAGTTGGTGATTCAACAACTGATATGAGAAACATAACTGACTTCGATAAAATATACCTACCCATCAAAGGTAGGAATACTAGAACCAGATTAAACCACTGGATCAAAGCACATGGTAATCATTTAGGTGAAGCGTTATTTGAAATTGATGTAGCAATTGAAAATAAGCTATCAGAACCAAAGTTACCTAAGAAATTATTTTGGTTAGTTGCTAATCTTCCAGTTAATATAGAAACCAGTAGAATACTCGAAAAGATTGACCCTAGAATGTATCTAGCTGGTAGGGATGAAGTATTTAAAACTCTAACTCACAAGCAACAAAATTATCTAATGGATAATATGGATTTCATTCTAAAACTTCTAAATATCTTTAAGCATTATGGTGAAAAAGAATGGATATAAAAGAAGCTCTAGCCCACTTATCAGATGCTATGCAAACTCAATTACATGGTGTTAAAGCTTTAACTGGTGAACATGATACTAAGTTTAGAGAATTGTTCCAAGTAACTGCTAAATCAAAAATATACTACACTAAAACAAATATGATAGTTACTTCAGAAGAATTAATGGATAATTTAAAACATTTTCTAAAATCTGAAGATAAAGTTCTATCTGTAGAAATACCCGAATATAATGTTAACATCTGGATATATGAACACTTCAATAATTCAGTTATTAATACTTACCTTCCGATAAAGCTAGGTTAATATCTCTTCTTTTAAGTTCCTTAATATATCCTTTTAAGTCACGTTCTAAATAACCGTCAAGCTTCTTAGAATACCCATAGATGTACTTCCAAGTATTGTTTACCTGTTGGTATGAACTAATTAAATAAGCATCTGTTAGGCTTGGAATACCTGTAGTCTCTGAAGTATATTTAGAATCTGGTCTAGTTTCTTTATAGTATTCTGCAATAGCATTATATAATTTAACACCTGATTTTAAACCAATATCTTTAGCAAAAATTCTAAGATCAATTACTACTTTTCTTTTTACATCATAATGACCTAAAGAATAGATTGCATGGGTAGCTAGTTGCCTTGGATAGTTTTTATGTTCTTGTCTTTTTTCTGGTGTAACCATTTCTATTAGAATTTTTCTAGTCTCTCTAACTAGATTATTATATCTCATCTGTGCTTTAATTGATTTAGGAATATCTATTTTTACATATGCTCTAGCTTCAGGAACTACGAAAAATTCACCTCTAGTAAAATGTGTTTCAAATATTTCAGCTAGTGAACCATCACCTAAAACCCTTCTAAGTCTATATAAAACTCTACGATATTTACGTTTAGATTCAACGTACCAATATTTATTGTCGTATTGATAAACTTTTCCAATTTTCAACATAATAATTCCTTATGCTACTTCTACAAAGTTAGTATAACTGTTTTCACCAAACATCAAATTACTTCCATTAACTGGTGGATATAATTTTCTACCATCACTTACTTCTTCAGATTCTACTACATGGTCATGAAAACCATTTTCATCTCTACAAGTTTCGTACTTTTGAACTTCAATAACATATCTTTCACAACCTTCAATTACCTCTGTTCTAACTACCTTTCCAATAATCCATGAAAAAGGCTTAAACTCCATATCAAAGCTTCTAACTGTATCACCAATCTTAATTACATTGATGTTTTCTAGTTCTGATACTGATGCAAATTCTGGTGTGTTTTTCATGTATTCCCTTTGGTTAATTAGATTATAGCATACTTTTACAAATAAAGCATACTAATGTAAAACTATGTAAAAGTGACTATAAATTAGACAATTCAGACACCAGAAGGTACAAAGATTTTACATATTAGGTATTAGGTATAAGGAAATTTATGATTGTATATGATTTAGGCCGTAACATTGCTGATTCTGCACGTTCTAGTGTAGCTGATATTTTTAGCATTACAGTTCCACAAATGCACAACTCCAAAGCTAAAAAAATGAAGAAGAGTGAAACACTAATTGGAATGATTAACCATCTAACTCACAATATTTGGAACTCTCAATACCAACTAACAAAAAAGATTCTAACAGTTCACCAAGAAATTAAAAAAGAAGAACAGTATTCATGGGAAGAAAAATATGAATTGTTAGAAGGTGAATTAGAAATAATGTTCAAAGAACTAGAAGACTACGCAAATAAAAAATATAGATTGAATGTTGATACTTCTATATGGGCATTGAAAGAAAAGAAAAAGTTTTGGTCAATTAGTTTATTAGAGCAAAACAATTTACAGGCCGTTGATGAAACAACCAAAACTATCCAATGATAAAAAGAAAAAATTAGTAGTTAAACTAAGCTGGTGGATTTTAGAACAGAAGCTTTTTTACTACAATCCACAATTTGGTAAATGTGTTCATGATGATGAATACGATAAAAAAGAAATTCTCTATAATGAATGTTGTGAAGATTTAGGATTAGAACCAACTGCTTCAAACAATGTTGGGTTTCCGTGGGATAGTGCATCTGGAAGATTAGTTGCTTCAAAGTTCTGTAAAAATGATAGTAGGCCAAAAGTAAATTTTAATGTTGATAAGAACTGTGAAATTTCAATTGCATTTGAAAATGAATTGGAAGAAGCACTAGAGAAAATGGGTAAGTAGAGTTTATGGGTTAAGAAAAAGGCCTATTAATTAATTGAATTAAACGTCCTTGTCATACCCATTTAATCTAGGCCTTTTAAGATTTTACCTTCTCCATCCGTGGATTGGATAAGTTATAAGTTTATCTAATTAGCTGATTAAAAGTTTTTACTACTAAATGTTATCAGGAAAAGTTTTATTTTACAAATCAGAATCTACAACATTCAAATTATCAAATATCCCTTTAATTCTAGTACCACCGGGCCATGTTCCATAATCTACTAACATACTGAAAGATTGGTTAGTACCCCTTCTTAATTCTGCTGTTTCCTTCTCTAAAATAGATATTCTAACCTTACCTAGATTAGGTAAACCAACTACTTCAATCGGGCTATAGGCATCATAACCAGCAGTTAATCGAACAGTTGACGCTAATAGTACATCAGTTCCAGTTCCGTTATGCGATACTTCATTTCCAACATTCGCAACATTCCATGCACTAACTATTGTGTCAATATCTGAAATTCCATCGAATTGAAGAAAAATATCGTTACCGTTTGCACCAGCAACATCAGCTAAAAATATTACTTCAGTATAAGTTATCTGTGCTTTGATAGCTGGAATTTCCGTATTGTCTAAAAATAAATCCGTTCTATCACTATTTTTAAATCTAAATTCTATTTTAGTAAAATCTGTTAGATCAATTGGATCGCCTGTTTTAGGATTTCGTAACCGAACAAGTACTGATGCATCTGCACCACTTATAATTAAAATTCTCGCATCTAATGTAGTCATATTTATTCCCCTATATTTTCTATTATTTCGTTTTCTACTATTGTTCCAGACACTTCATTTTCTTGTTCAACTGAAATAACTATTTCTGTTTCTTCTTCTACCAGTATCTCAATTGTATCAGGTGTGTCTCTATAATCAAACACCGCTTGAATACTCTCTTCTTCTATCACATCCACGGTTATATCCACGGTTCTAAGCTCATTCATTGCTTTGTTAATGGTAGCTATAAGTTCTGAATTATCTCCACCGCCACTACTGCTTCCATCGTTTTTAGTAAATGACTCTGTTACATCATGATAACCAGCTCTAATAGAATAACCGCTATCTTCATAGGTTATAAACTTCACCATTATATAATCAAAATCTGGCATTAGATAACCTACATGGGCATATCTACCATCACCTTTTGGAAGTAGATTGAATGTTGAAATAACCGATTGATTAGGTTGGAATACCATTGCTTGAACATATAGTGTGTCATTAAAATCACCTACGTCTAAAACTAATGGTACTGAATTTCCAACTCCAATTGCACTGCTCATATTTTATCCCTTAATAGCTCATTCTAAAAATCATATACTGTTTACAAGTTGTTCCATTAGCATCAATTGGTACATCCAACCATGCGTAGTCTATAGCAGTATCTAAGGCCGTTATTTCATCACGCCAAGTCTTTGTACCTAATTCTGTAAAAGCTTCTCTACTGGCCTTGTATGCAGACCAAAACGGACTAATTGTAGCAACTACTTCAGCTAGTGTTTGGTCTAGTCCAACTGTTAAAGCACCAGAACAAACTGCTTTAATTTCACCTACGATTGACAATCTAGCATCTATTCTTTCCTGAATTGTTTCTTCCAGTTCATTTGGAATTGTAAAATCAATTTCTTTTCTTTTAATTATAAATCTTTCACCTTTAGTTCCATCAGCTCTAAAGTAACATAGGAAAATTTCTTTTTTGTAGAATAATCCACCTGAAGTATCTGAAAATACCCAATCTATTTCTGCAAATGGTACTTCTTCATAACGGTAAGTTGCTTTTTCTGGTCTACCATTTGGAGTTTTTGTAACGCTCTTTTTAAGTAATGCACCTTTTTTTAAGTGCATTGTGAAATCTATTTTATCAATTGGTAAAGAACCAAACGCTTCATCAACTATAGAATAAATTTTATAGTTATTAAAACTATCTGGTCTATGTGCTTCTACCAGTGCGTTTAATCCTAGAGCGTCAACTATTTCTGTTCCATGTACTTCTAAAAAACCACCCTTTGATAAAAGGTATTCAAAACCAGATACGGTATTTGATGCTTCAATTTCTTTATGAAGTGTGGCATCTGAATAGCCGTTTGATAGTTCTAATAAAATTTCATAAGCTTTTAATTTCATATTTTATCCTTAAGAAACTCGCCATAAAGTTAATCTTGCATTTCTAATTGATGCTGTTCCACCTGTTTCTTTATAATCAATATCATAAGTGTTAACACCACTTAAATTTCTAATTGCATGGCCTGAAAAAGAATTGTACCAAACAACACCTGAAGGCATATTCATTCTTGCTTCGTTTTCAGTTATAACTGTTGTATCGTTTTCTTCTAGTTGGTAGATACCAGAATCCTTATCAGTTGCTCCACCATCAGCACTCCACATAATTACATATTGTCCAGTTGGTAAATTCGTAGTTGTAAGTCTCATTTTTTGTATGTAGCTACCACTAGTAGTTGTGGTTGTAGTTAGTTCTTCAGCAAATTGAAATTCATCACCAAAAACTAAAAGCGTTATCTGTTGCTGTAATTTTCCAATTGCTACCAAAATTGTATCAGTTGCTAAAACCGTTGCACCAGATACAAAAGATATTCCAGTTAAAACAGTTGCTCTAACAGTAGATGCAAAATTAGTTACCTGAGAAGACACTATACTGATTGCTTGAGCTGTTCTACTGGTAACTCTACCTTTGGTATCAGTTGTTATAGAAAGGCTTTGAGAAGCAGAACCGACACTTCCAGCAGTATTAACATTAGGAAGGTTTAAAGTTGGATTACCTGATACACCATCACCATTTACTACATCAATATTTCCAGCAGTTCCAGTTATTGTTCTAACAACTGAAGCACCAGCACCAGTTCTAACTATTATCCCATTGGATGCTAAAGCAGAAATAGCAGTTAAAAGTGTGTTTATATTTTGTTTACCGTCTAAAGCATTTTGAGTTAAAGTTGAAATTATTTTATCAATGTCTGCTACGTTATCTGCATTACCTAATCCAACCTGTGCTTTAGTTACCTGATGTGGATTAAAAAAATCACCTACATGGTTTGATAATTGTGTTGTAATCGTAGTAGCAAAATTTTCATCATCATTAATTGCCTGTGCTAATTCATTTAAAGTATCTAAAGTTACTGGTGCACCATCAATCAAATTACTTATAGCGTCTGAAATTGCTTGTGCTGTTGCAATACTAACTGGTTTATTAGCATCTGAAACATTATCTGCATTTCCAAGTCCAACTTGTGCTTTAGTAACTGAATGTGGATTATCACTTGGTAAACTATCATGAGCTGTTTCAAAATCAGAAATGGTGGAAGCTAATTGTGTACCTGTATGATTGGCCCTTGATCTATTAGCAGTGTCTCTAGCATTTAATTCTGAAGATGTTTCAAAATCAGATATATCAATTATTTCTGCTGTACCGTCTTCACTCACATATTCAAAAACACCTGAAGAAGTTTCAGTTAAAGTTGTTATCGTTTCGTTTATTTCTACTTTTGTTTGACTAGCACCTTCATCAGAAACATTTACAATGTTACCTTCAAAATTTAAAGCATCTGTTACAACACCAATTAAAATATTATCTTGTCTAACAAGTATATTTGAACCAGCACCAGTTTCACCTTTAGCACCTCTAATAGCTTTTATTTCTTGAATTAGTGCAACTGCTACTCTGGCATCAGTATATGTTCCAACCCTTGATAAAGTTCTAAATCCTAGAAAATCACCTTTATTAACTGTTACTTCAACATCTAATACAGCAATTCCTTCACCAATAATTGAACCTTGTGCAACTGCTACATTGTTTACCATTACCTGTAGAATTATACTTGTACCAACTACTTCAGCATCTATTCCAATTTCCCTAATCTTACAATCGTAGAATATTGGAATATTTATATTACCAGTTGCACCGTTACCAAAAGACCATTCACGTTGACCGTTTCCTAGACCACCACTTTCTTCGGCCCATATTGTTTCATAAACTTCTGTAGCTAAAAATGTGAAATTAAATTTCTTTAAATTACCAGCATCACTGGTATCAGAAAACAATATGAAATCACCATCATCTATTTCAGTTGTTGGTTTGTTTTCGATTGCAGACTTATCTAATACTTGTGCACCATCACCAACACTAGTTATTTCACCTGTATGATTAGGATGGGAATAAAGAATGGGAAGGTTTTTTGCTTCCCATAATGAATTTGATGAATTGAAAAGTAATGCGTAATTATTTAAAGCAGTGGCAATACTAGCTTCATCAACGTCAATTAATGAAGCTAGTTTGAAATTCTCTATGAACTTTGTTTTTATTTTTGACATAAATCATTCGCCTATATCCAGTTTTAAGCGTAGTCAAGACTTCTATAATTAATGTCTAGTACATCACCAGAAGCAATTATAGATGCTAAATCACCAGCAAAAGTTACTCTTGTTTTTGAAGATGCTCCACCAGTATAAGAAATGGTGAAATCAACAACCTTCTTTTGCTTGATTCCGAATCTAGGAAATAATTGGATAGAATCTCGTGAAGCAACTTTTGCTAAATCAACATATCCGTTTGTAATATCAGTTCCATTTAAAGTAAATTCGTCTTCAAAATCTTTTCTGCTTACTACAGCACCAGATTTAAGATCGGTAGAACCGTCAACTAGGTCATTATCAACGATAACAACTAATTCGTTTCCAGAAAATCCAAGACCATCACCATCATCAACTGATAAAACATTTCCAGTTTTAACAAGTCCTTGACCAGCACTTACAATCTCGCCCATTTGAACAAAATTTAAAGAAGAAGTTCCTAAAGAAATTGGATCAACAGTTGAAAGTAAAAATCCAAGTCCACCGTTTAAAGAACCTTGTGCAACTGGAACATACATACCTTGAGTAACTTGTTCACCAACTGGTTGTCCAACAACATCACCACCACCGATGGAAGCGTTAGTAGACCTAATCATTGACCATGGGTTTCCAACATCACCTAAAGCAACAATATCGTAAATACCATTATGAACTGGATTAGTTGCGTCTTTATATAAATATGAATCACCAATACCTAATGCAACACCATCTTGAGTAGGTAATGCACCATTGGCATCAGCTATCATAGTTGCACCAGTACCATCTGTTCCGTTGTCATATGTAAATGCTGGTAGAGCACCTGTTGAACCAGCTCTAGCAGAATCTTTTGGGTCTGTTAAACCAGAAACCAATGCTTGAACTTGAGATAGATTTACAGCATCATTTGGGCCTGTACCAGCTAATAGGTCTGTAATCTTATTTGAGTCCATAGACATTTCACCAAGAATGGTTAAAATATCCGTTGCCGAAATTTTAAGAACAGAAATATCTGCTGTATTACCAGCATTTCTAGCTCGTAATGCTAAATTATTTCTTAATCTAATCTGTAAATCTGTGATTGTACTGTCTTGTACAAATTTTCCTAATAACCTACTCATTGTATTATCTCCCTTCCTAGTTTATTGAATATATGATAACTAAAGTATCACCTATTTCTAAAATTGTTTCAAGTCCTCTACCATCCCAACTTAATGTATTTGCTACTACAATAAAGTCAGTGGTGTACTTTTGTGGAACACCCGACACTGGTAGTACAGTTAATTGTTCTGGACTAGCTGGTGTATTAGTTAAAATTATTTCTTTATTCGTAAATTGTGTATTATCTAACGTGACCTCTTCTTTAAAGAAACCATCGTTATTAGATATAATTCTACTAGTATTTGCCATTTATTGTCCATCATGTTTCCGTCTTATGTTTACTATTCGGCTTCAATCGCTAATTTATTAACAATATATTCCTGAATTGCTACTTCTCTGTAAACTGCAAAAGTATCTGAAGCAGTTAGTAAACCATTGGCATATTCTAAAATTTCTTCATCGGTGTTCAATGCATCACCAGCAACTACTGAAGCAATATTAAATCTTGCTTTTATACCAGCAGATGCAAATATTGATGGACTACTTTTCATTGATAGCCAATTTAAATAATTACTTATTGCACTAATTGGGTCTGATGTTCCATATGCTTCGGCCATTTTGATATATAAATCAGTATCTAAAGCAGTTTTTAATACTGCTATTCTTTCCAGTTTATCTTTTGCAACATCTAATTCTACTGCAAAATCACCTTCTTTAATAGCTGGACTATATGACCACGAGTTATCAAACACTGATGGTACATGACTGTATGATTGGTCAACACCAGCTTCAGTAAAGGCCCATGATTCATCGTTAGCATCTTCTATAAAATCATATGACTCATCATTAACAGATGGAAAATGTGTCCATGAAACGTCTTCAGGGTCTACAAGTAAATCTACTTCAGCATCTTTAGTCCATTTTTCAACAGTCATTGGTTGGGTAAATACTGCTATTCCACCACCTTTAGTCCACTTATTAATTAGTGGTTGGATAGCTAAATCTGATTCACCATCTTTAGACCAAAACTCTTCTATCATTGGTGCATCCCAAATAGTTACACCATCTTTAATCCAATGATCTGCAATTCTAGGTTCTTCAGTTAAATCTGATTCCCCTTCTTTGCTCCAAAAAGCGTCTACAGCTTCTAAAGTAATTACTGAAATTGGTTTATCAATTAATTCATCTGGTAAATTAATAATATCCATATTAGCAAAAAACCTATGTTGATTTTTTTGTTCTAGTACAGGGTCATTGTTTTCAACAATTGATTCAATATGACCAACTTCTTTACCGTTAAATGCTTCTCTTACTATTAAAACTTTCATATATTCCCCTAATTAATTGATTTATAATTCTGCTTCTACCGCCCAATGCCATTCGTAAAAAGAACCACTGGTTAAGGTATTATTGTTTTGCACATAGAAACCATTTTCATTAGCATTTTTGTACAAAATTTCTAAATTGTTATTATTTGTTACGTTTCTCATTCTATCTAGTAAACTAGATTGTGTTGCGTAAACATTATGTAAAGGTATAGTTCTTTTAGTAACTTTAAAGTCTATGTTATCAAAAACATGACCACTACTTGTTTGAGATAAGCATCTTTTTGTTCTAGCACCTACACTAGTTGCATTTCCAATATCAGTATCAATATCATAACTTTTTTCAAGATACCTTTGACAAGCTACTAATTCTTCTTCGTAATTATCTCCAAACCTATTAAATGGAACTGTTTCTTCACCTTCATGAAACATCCATTGTGTTGTAAAATGTTGAACATCTACATTTAAAACACTCATGTTTTGAAAACCAATAAATATTTCTAAACCTCTAACAATATCTGAAGTCATTAACATATTTGGAATTTCTAAAAAATGCCAAGTATTTAAAGATGGAACAACTAAAGTACCGTCAAACATATTTGCATCTACAGAAGAAAAATTATCTTCAACTGTTGGTGTCCTAACCTGATAAATAACTTCTGTAGCACTTCCACTGTAAACCCAAAATCCAAAACTTGCTTTTTCACCTTCTAAATGTCTAACATTTTTAGATTCTATATATTGTGCAATATCTATTCTGTGACTTGAAATAGTTGGTGTAAAATTTGTTTGTAAAGCGTGTAGGCCACGATCATTTGGTGTCCACAATGCCCTGTTAGATGTTCCAGCAGTTGCACCACCAGCCATTTTTAATTTATATCTGTCTAAAGAATAGTAATCATTAGCTGTCGTCATAGCAGTTGATGGAACTCTTCTTTGGGCAAATTCCATTCCACCATTTATGATTATGTTTTTAACATCTAAATTTCGTTTTACTACTTTCGTTTTAAAAGCCATAATTTATTTCCTTTATAGTTCCGCATCTGCTGCAAAATGTGCTCGTGAAGGGTCTGTAGCAACAGAAGCTCCGAATTGATACCTTCCACAACCTCTTGGACTGGCCTCAATGAAGTTACCACTACCCGATCTAAGTGTGCTGTTTGCTTGTCTAGTGGCCCTTCCAATTAAACCACTATGGGAATAAGATGCCATTGCTGGACTAGTACGCATAACTGGTACAAAACTAATGTTTGTTGATGCTAGAACTGAAGTACTGTCGCAATCTGTTATTCCAACACATCCTTCATTTGTAGCAGACCCTACTGGTAAAGCTAATGCCCAACTTTTTTGGAAATATCTTTTGCACAAATCATATTCACCAAACCAATTTCCACCAGCTAATTGAAATGAATCATCTTCTAATTCCACTTCACTTTCAACTAATTGAACTTGAGATAGTCTTATGTAGTCGTTTGTATTTTCAAGAAGGTTTGTATCAACTGCTTTACCCCTTGTAGCATCATCTAATACCCACTCATCATCTGCATTAGAACTATGCAAACTAGAACCGCTGGCCGTTAGAAAAGATAAAGTAATTCCCCTTCCATTATCAGAAGCTAAATTAGAAGGTGTTGCTGGAACATCAAATGTTTTAAATTCCCATGTGTTTGCTTGGTTTATAATAACACTAGTCTCAAATGCGTAATCGCTAACTGGATTTCCATCACTATGAGAGTGCATATTTATTCTAATGTTTCCAGCTTTAGCTGACTGAATCCAGAAACCAACTTTAAAATCTTTACCCTTAAGTCCTACAGAAAAACTAGCTTCTATGTACGTTGCTAGATAACCTAATTCGTTTGATAGCCAACCACTTTTATCTCCAAGTCCTGTAGTAGCTACAATAAGTGTAGAATATTTTGATTTACCATTTGGTGGAACTGTTGAAGACTGTGCTATAGTTACCCCACCAACTGCTGAATTTTCTTGGTATCTCCACCTGTCAGATGTGAAATCAAAATTAACAAAAGCACCAGTAAAAGAAGTATTACGTTGCCAAAAATCAAAATTACCATTGATAATATAATTTTTTAATTGTTTCTTTTCTAGGTCATCTATTCTTGGTGAATTATACATAATTTATTTCCTTAATTAAAACTTAGCAGTTACTTTATGATTGAATACTTCTCTTATTTGCACAAAAGAATGTTCCCTAGTTCCTAGACTACCAACTACTGTTCTACTAGCTGTTGCACACGTTGCTTCAAATACTACAGTTGTTGCTTGTGCTACAAAAGTACCTGTTGCCATAGCATAGTCTGTAATCGCGGCCGTCCCACCAGAAGCAGAATTGTATTGAACCTGTGCTAATACATTTCCATTGTTCTTACATTTTACAAATGTTGCTCCACCATCATCAACTCTTAACATAAAATGGCCTAGTATTTCATATGATCTTCCAATAATTAAATTATTAAATGTTAGATCGGTCATTTCAAAATTACTTTTGTTAACTTGATCTGCTGTTAATATCTTCGTTTGATAACAAGTTATTCCAAAAAAAGATTGCAGAGTACTTAAAAAGTAAGAGCTACTAACCAATTTATCAAACCATTTTTTTGTAAATGTACTAAACATATATTATCCCTTAAATTGAATTAAACTTAGTAGTTACTTCTTGTCGTGTTAACTCTTCTAATGCTACCCATGTTTCACTTATTGAACCATTTCCAGATAAAAGATTACCAGCAGTGCCGTTTGGTTTTGTATCAGTTACATAGGCAACATTTTGTTTTAATAAAGATGCTATATCTGGAAAGATTAGAACAACTAATCTTGTTAACCATTTAGGTGAAAATATACTTCCATAATTCATAATTTATCCTTAATCGAAATCATTTGTTTCAACATGGTTTGGTAGTTCTTCTAATTGAACATACGAGTTTGTTGAAGTTCCGTTTCCTGAAAGACTACTATTTGTTTTTCCAGCTAGATCAAAAGTTACATCTATAGCTGTAGCAGTGAAGACTATTCTGGTATTCAGTGGTACTTGAACCCTAGAAAGATTAATTGCTCTAGCGTAATCAATACCCAATATAGTTGCACCATTTCGTATAGTTACTACTGTATATTTCTCATTGGTAGATGTTGTAGTGTCTACTTGTCTAAACTTGGTAGATACTGCATATGATCTTCCAATCACCAAATTGTTATATGTTATTTCGGTCATAATACCTGTTGCTACTGGTGTAGTCACTAAATACTTTGTTTGAAATTTTGTTACCCCAAAAACTAATTTTAATTTTGCTAGAAAACTAGCTGGAAAAGCTACAGCACCAACTATGATTCCATATAATTCTGCTACCTTTTGTCCAAAAGAAGCTAGATCAATTTGATTAGCAACTGTTTGAAAAATATTAGAACCTAGACCATGTATTGCAGTTAGAAACTCTGTTACAACATCTAATTGTCCACCCATTGTCTCTAATTCAGCTTGATAAGAGGCCTGTGGTTTCCCAACCTGTAGAGCATAGGAATAAACTACAATGTGTTCACCGTCTACTTGACCAGCTTCATTAAACTCAATTGTATTACATAGATTGTTTCCACCATCTACTTCGTAATAGTTACCTATCCCATTTGGTAAGTTGCCTTCATTTCTAAACATCATTTCAGGTGTTTCTTCACCTTTAAATCTTAGAACAACAACTGCACCAATCTGTTCTGATGGGTTATCAAATAACCCAAATGATTGACCAATTACAAAAGTAGTTTGGCCTTCAGCTAAATCACCAGTTTTAACAACTTTAGAAACATCTAAAATTGCTGGTTGGTTTCTAACTATTGATCTTATAACACCTGATATAATTTCGTTTTCAACTGTTTCATATAATAATTTAATTCCACCGTTAGATGTGATTATATAATCTTCTCTATGAAATAATTTACCACGTTCACCTGTTGAAGATATTTCAACATTAGGTTTGTTATATCTAATTGTTGCTTCAATTAGTGAAGCTGGTGATGGGTTTGTAAATCCATCCAATGCTGAATACTCTGGTGGAGTAACCAAAGCAGAAAAGTTAATAAATGTTTCACCACCTACTGACTTATGTGAAAACTCTAAATCAATATATCTTGTCTTACCAAGTTTTTGATTTTCTAAGTCCTTCTTCTCTATAATGTCATCATTGTTTCCGTTTTGACTCATGTTATGTCCTTAAATTTAATTCCAATCTGGTTGTCTAGCATCAACATCTGATCTAGTTAAAACATAGCGATAAAACTCTGTATCTATTTTTGCGTTAGAACCCCAATTGGCCATTCTTACCAATGTTGTTGTTGGTACACCTATGGTTCTGGCAGTGTATGCACCAGAGTCGTTTGTGTCTTGGTGGATAACATTTATAAAAGGTATTACAGCGTACTTGTCAACAGGTAGTGCTATATCATGTAGACCTGTTCCAACCTGTGTTACGCTTTCAAAAGCACCGTCTTCATCTTCAAATATGTTTGCAGAACCGTCTACAAAAACTGTAGATGTGATTTTTACGATTTCGTTTAGGTAGTAAACATTCATTATCTGTAGTGAGGCCCCTAAGTAAAAAGCACCTACCTTTTTATATACATCGTAGCTTGGTTTAATACTAGAAGTAGAACCAACTAATTTAACATTTCCAACATCCAACACAACGTAGACGTAGTAAAAACCTCTAACGGCCAAACCACTCTCCATACCACCAGCACCAGATAAACTAGTATCTAATGTTAAAATAGTTGAAACATCAAATGCTTCAGCACCTAGATGAACTTTAGAACCACTGGCCCAACTAACTAAAGTGCTAGATGACTTTGATATTTTTTGAATTTTTTCTTTACCAAATACTCTCATATCTATTCCTTATAATCTTCTAAATCACCGAACCCAACTGAAGATTGGTATCTTTGGTCTGAATCAGCTCCACCACTTGTTGCTGATTCCATTGTGAACCCATGTTTTTCAGGTGGTGTAGACGTTTTATTAGGTGTAGCAAAAACCCTATTTTCACCAGCGTTTGAAATAGATAAAGCAGTATAGAAACCTTTAAAAACTTTTTCAAAATATACTGCTAAACGGCCTGTACCTACATCTAAACACTGCACTATATTTCTACTATCTAGTACCTTCTTATCAATGAGGTCTACTGAAACCCTAAACTTTTCACTTAATTCATTGACCTGTTCACGCATATCAATTAACGAGTTATTGCCGTTTGAAGTGTTGAATGAACTAATTGGAGTTATAATATTAATACCTTCTACTGGAATATTAGCAACAGCGTTGTTAGTGAATTTTATTGTGTACTTGTCATGTGGTAGATCGCTTATTGAAAACTTTGCACCAGCATGATTGGAATCACCAAAACTAACTTGTCCAGTTAACGCATTAACTACAGAAAAACCACCACTAACATTTGTTGTAAGTCCTGATAAATCACTATTATCATTTATTTCCAAAGTCACATCACCAGAATAAACAGTATTTGTCTGAGTGAAAAGTTCAAAACCTGTGCCTACAAAGGTATATGAAAAGGATGCACCTACACCACTCGTTGCAGTATTTTGAAAACCGTTTACTCTCGTACCTATGCTTGAAATAACCCAAGTTCCTGTATAGGTTATCTCTCTTAAAGCAGTTTTTGCAATTACACCACTTGAGTACGCTTCAATACTTATATCAGTGTTAAAAACGTAATCAGAATTAATATTATAATCAGCTAGTATAAAACTTTCTTTTGGGATAGAAGGTTTTTTAGGTTGGTATATTACAAAATTATGAATACTAAAATGGTCTGTATCTCTAATTATTTTTACTGTATGTGAACCGTAAGGTAGGCCCGAACATATTTTGTATCTTACTAAAGAGTTGAAGTTTGTTGAAGGTGATACCCCTGACAAGTTACCAATAGCTGTACCGTCCACCTCAAAAGAATGTTGCCAACTAATCCCTGATGCTCTCCAATCCACTTCTAAATCTAATCCAGTACCTTCAAAAGTAATAAGTAAATAGTCTGAAGGGCCAGTCTTAATCCCTTCTGAAGTTGTATTGTCTTCAACATCAAGTCCTAATAATGTAGTTGTGCCATCATCTAAAGTGAAGGCACGGTCATCACCTGTGATCGCTGTACTAAAATCATTTCCAAGATTTCTTCCAAATTCTATCCAATTTATTTTTCTGGTTATTGCTTCGTTTCCATGATCTGCACTTGATAAATATGCTGGAACACCTACTTCATTAAAAGATTGTTCTGCTAAACCGTTTGCTGTATTAATATGTGCTAGAACCCTAGCACCATTTGCACCTGTATATCCAACTGGTTTAAATGGTAGTGTAATTCCGTTTTCTAATATGTATTCATAGCCGTTTTTATATACCGAACCAGATAAAACAGCTAATTCACTTGATTCATTTAATATTTCAAAACCATAAATTAGTGGTTGGTCAACATGGGATGTTAGTTTCACAGTGTACCAATCAAGCGGTAAGTCATCTATTATATTTGTTATAACATTTGTCTTAGTGTTTCTGTTGGCCAAAACAACAGAACCAGTAATTACAGTATTTGGTTGACTAACACCGTCTAATTCAACTAAAAAACCCCGATCTGTTTCATTCATAAAAGATAAGGTGTTAAGACCTGTACCATAAAAAGTTACTTCTATTGAAACACCTATTGTTGTGGTATATACGAATTGTGCATTTCCATCAAACTGAGTTATCCAACTGCCTATAAAACGTATTCTTGAATCTTCTTTACCATTAGTAAAAACTTTTTCACCATTAGGCCCTGACTCATTATGTAATTGAATAAGTGAGTTAACAGCTATCCTTTCAGTAGGGCCAACAACTTTACAGTTTGCTTCTATTTTTGCTCTATTAGAAATAGTTGTAATAGGTGCAATCACATTTGCTTCACCTACAAACTGTTCATTACTTCCATTATTTAATTTTTTAAACATATTGATTTCCTATACGGTTCTAAATGCTATTAATCCGTTTTCATCTAAAAACATTTCACTAACTACAGTGCTGTTATCCAATTGCATTGGAATACCTCTACCTGATGCCTTAAACCTGCCTATATGAGCTTCAGCTAAATCCAATGCGTTTGTATCAGAGTTATCAACTGCACCCGAACTATGGTGGTAAATTTTAACTGCAAACACTTCATCTTCCACTTCAAAAAATCCATCTTCAAAGATTACTGAGTTTGTTTCAGCATCTACACTAAAAGCCGGAAAAGACCATGATTGTCCTGTTAAAGAATTATCTACTTTTAGTATTTCAGCATTTAAAGTAAATTTTGTCACTGGAAAAATTGTTTTACCAGTATTCCCATCTACATAAAATTGTTGTGATGGATAACCAGAACTAATTGAAAGATTATCTTCTAATCCAAAGAACAATCCAAAACCGTCTATTAGTGTATCTACACTAGAAGTTATCTTTAGTTTTAGTTCGTTTAAATATCCTTCTAATATGTAACATGAAGAAACTGCTGAATTAGAATAAGTTGCTCCATCATATACTTTAGATACTGGAATACTTGGTGCTGAAGCATCTACTCTAAGGTTTATAGAATCTATTCCAGCATCATAACCATTATCTTTATAAGTTGCATCTGTTTCAAAAACTATATGAAATTTTACAGTTGGAGTTAAAACATTATTAGCTAATCCAAATTCCTGTATTGAATCACCTGAAGCTAGAAGTGCTATATCTAAAAACCCAGATTCCCATAATAAGTCATCAGCTAAATCTGATGCTTCACCAGCAACATCTGCTACTGCTTTAATTTTTATAAATCCAGTTGGACTACCTAATTTATTTAAGAATACAGTTAATTTTGTATATGCTTCATAATCTGCATTAGCTAGAAATTCTTGAGTTATATTTTGAGCACTAGTAGCGTTTAAAGCTAAAATTGCATCAGCATTTGAAACAGGGTACTCACTTAGAGTTGAAGTAGTTATTAGGCTTCTATCGAACTTTGAAGTACCTACAAATGTATCTGATGCTCCAATTTGTTCCATATCAATTGTTTGGTAAGTTGATCCACCAATTAACAATTCATATATTGCATTTGGGTCTGCTACAGTTTTATCTTTATATTTAACAGTTAAATCAGCTTGAGATAAAATAGTTTCAAGCGATAGAAAACCAGCTTTTAATGCTGTTACTGTTTCAAAGAATTGTCCAGCTTCTAATTTAAAGGCCGTATCTGCATAACTATATGAACCATCAAATGTTTCAACTTTAGTTGCTATGTCAGTTCCAAATACACTCCAAAATAAATAGTTATATGCACTGTCTTTTAATTGAAATTTTAAATCTTGTAATAGACTTGGCCCACCACCACCAGAACCACCACCGCTTCCAGCTTGAATCTGTTTGATGTTTGCATTTGCAATATCTACTAAACCAGTTGCATCAGTTGATCTACCTTGTTGGACTATTGAAACATCAAATTCTGTAGTTCCTTCAGTTGCATCTATTCTTTCACCAATTCCAATTGAAGTAACTGTTACTCTGTTACTAGAAATTGTAGCTGTAAATTTAGAATCTGCATTTACAACTGCATGATAAGCAACTGCTATAGCATTAGGGTCATCGTTTTCAATTGCACCAGTTACTTTTATTGATCTACTCGCACCATGTGCTGGTTCTGTTGAACCGTTATTATCAATGTCAAACCATACTGCTACAGAACCAACATCATCGTAAATAATAGTATGTAAAGTATCTAAACTTCCAAACTGGTCACGAGTAGCAATAAATAAAGTTATTTCTTCTTCACCTAAATCACCTTCTAGGTAAACTTGTCCAATTGGTTTAGAACCACCGAATGGTGCTTTGTTAGCAAGTTCTGCTGTTGCACCTTCACCTTCACCGAATAGAACTAATAGTTGTCCAGATAATCTTCCATCTGTTGTTTGGTCTTGAGGTATTAAAGCAATTGATGACCAAACAAATTGTTCTGCTGAAGGAATTACTGGTGTGAAATCTAGGCCTAATGGAGTTACACCATCTTTAGCAAATACTTCACCAGTTGAATAATCTACTGTTGCACCTTCAAAAGCGAATAGTAATCCATTCAATTCATGAGAGAGAGTAATTCCAGAAGCTAATATTTCATCAGCACCAGAAATTACAACTCGTTTTGGATTGGTAGGGTCTTGAGATAATTTTAATTGTGCAAATAAATCTTTTGCAAAACCTAATGTGTTTGAGAAATCAACATCAACACCTGATTTTAAATTACCAGATAAGATAGGATTGGTTACATTTGAAAATCTCATTTCTATAACGGCTTGATCTTGTTGATTTACATCAATACCATTTTTAAAGTTTTGAACTAATCCGTAACCTGTCATTTTAACATTTGAAGCATCTAATATGATAGCTGTTTCAGGCCCTATAGGTTCACCAGAAGATAATTCAGTTACCGTGATAAGAATATCTGTATTTGCTCCACCACCTGTTCTAAGGTTTGATGCTGGATATTTACCTTGAATAACTGTTATAGGGTCAATTGGAACTGTTACTGATGGGTCAATTCCATTTATAGTTGTAGTAGTTGCTGTTTGATCTAAATCGGCCATTACAACTGAAATATCATTTCTTGGTTGTAAACCATCTACTAATACACCACCATCAAATTCTACTTCAAAAAATTGGTCTGCAAAGTTACCAGTTATAATTACATCTGTAATTGATGGTAATGCTTCTAAAGCAGATTTTAAATCAACAGCTAAATCATCCCATGGAAAATTTAGTGTTTGATTAGTATCATGTTCAAAAGTAACTGTTCCATCATCTGGAATGTTACCAAACTCGAATCTTTGTTTTTCATTATGTCCAGCATATATAAATGTTGGAATAGGTTGTGGAAATTCATCTGCAAAAGTAAATACAAAACCAGTTGCAAAATCACCTGTTACAACAACACCTGTATGACCAGAGAATAAATTAAACTCATCTTCTATTTCACTAGCTGTTGCATTAAATGGTAAATCAGCAGATTCTTGTGCTAACCATTCCATTCTAAATGTACCAGCATCAGGAATTGCATCAAAAGTAATTCCAAATGAAGCTACTTGACCTTCAAAGTTTTTCCAACCTTTATCAACTCCGTTAAATACAATGTCTAATGTTTTACCATTAGTATCTATTGTCTCTTTAACAAGTTCTAATTTATCAACTAGTATTCTACTACCAGATGGAATTGCATCAATTGCATCTTGTGTACTTACAAATAATCCCAACCCTGAAACATCTGTTACAACCGCTTCAAATGTTTGACTTGATTCTATATCAGCAGATGCATTGAAACCTGTATAAAGTATCAATCCAGCTTCTAAAACAATACCTAATGAAACACCATTGTTTAAATTTGAAAATCCACCAGCAACAGTTGAACTAAGATATAATTTATCTCCAACTGCAAAACCAGTTGTAATATCTAATAGACCAGTTCCAAAAACTACCATGCGTTCTGCAATTCTCGCACTTGCAACTGCATTAGTTTTTTCAGAACCATCTGCTATAGCAGTTTTGTATAAACCATCTGATGCTCTATAAACATTATCTTTATCCGCTACTAGATATGAACCACCTGTTAGAACTACAACTTGTGAAGCAATTACTTCAGTTCCAACACCGTCATGAGTTACCATGTTAGTTGGATTAGCATTGTTCCAAGTAACCATTACTTCATCTGCTGTTAAAACACCGTCAAAAGTTAGAGTAATTAAGTTACCTTCTACTCCGTTATATTTTCCTTCAAAATTTAATCCACCAACAACTGCATTTGCTTTTGTTCCATCAAATTCAATATCTTGTTGGAATGATTGCCCTCTATGTTCAAAAGGTATTCCACCCATTGGAATTAAAATACCAGCTTTAGACATTGCAGTTATCATTTCGATATGTGCATTAGGGTCTGTATTATGTTCTAGTAATTCTGTTGCTTGAGTATTATTGAATACAAAGTTTCCAGCTACATCAACATCTAGTAATGCAATTTGAACTTCTAAAGTTACTGTTCCATCTGGATTATAAACTAGGTCATCTGATGGTTGGCCTAAAGCTAACATAAAAGTTTCACTAGCTGAGTTTTCAGCATATAAAACTATTTCTTTTATATCTTTTATTCCAGCAGTTTGAGATTGTGGAATTGTACAGGTTACTTTAACGGTATTTGAATCAACTGGTATTCTGCTTGAAACTGGTGCAACATAAAATTCACCAGCAGTTGGTAACTCTCGTGATTTTAATAAATCACCAGCTACATCACTGACTCCAAAACTGGTTGGGAATATAAAAAACCCTTCATTATTTGCCGAATCAATTGATTCTTCTATACCTTTTGTTGTAAAAAGACCGAAAATCATATCATTACCTTATGTGTTTATATTTTTTACTAAATTCCTAATGTTTTATTTATAGGTAAATAGTACATTGCTTATATCTTAATTTCAATAAGTACAATTTTGTTATGCTAGTAAGCACGTTCTGTAATCCTAACAAAGTGTGTTACATGGGTAAAGCCTGACATAACTGCTGGAATAGATGCAAAATTAGTTGCACTAAATCTGATGTCAATGTTTGAAATTTTTCCTAGTACATAATTATCAGAAAACTCTCTAACTTTTTCAACAGTATTAAAAATATCTGGAACATTAGAACTGTTAAAAATAACAATTATTTCGTAACTCCATTTATCTTTTTCAATGCTAGGGTCTTCCCACCACTCATTTACTATTGAATCAAACCCCATTAATTTAAGGACTAATTCTAATCCAGCTCTAGTTCCTTTCAATTGATTAACTACGTCCATAAAAGATAACATAGTATTAAATTCTAGGTTTTCTACAGTGTCCATTACGTCAACTATATATCCGAAACCCTGTTCTAAAATTGTGTTCTTAACAGCATCAGATGAAATTTGTGTATTGTCTTTATATTTAAATTTTACATCTTTAAGTTCTTCAATAGATTGCTCAACTACATACAACATTAATTCTTGAACTTTTACATATAGTGGTGTTTCCCTAAGATGTTTAGGAATATATAATGAAACAATTTCTTCTAGTTCTACGCTCATATTATTCTATTGTCGTTTGTTTTGTAATCACGGTGTATTGTGATTTATCTAATGTTGATTCAACTTCTTTTGGGTCTTTGGTTTGCCATACAACTTTTCCATCTGTTACCAGAGATTCTAAAGTTGTAGGAAATGTTGGTTCTGAAACATCTGATGCTCTTACAAAGCCAAATACTTGCCACATAATTCCAACATTATCTGATACGATTGCATCAGTTGGGATTATAGTTTCACCACCTTCATAAATATTATCTGCTAACCACATAGGCGGTGTGTCTTCTAAAGCTAATGCTCTATAAATAATATCTTTATCGTAAACAATTGTACCTACGAAATCATCAACTAATGCACCATCTAATATTGGCCATACTGGTTCTAAAGCACCAGAGTAATTTACAAAACCAATTACTTTAAATGCAAAACCATTTTCAACTCCACCAACTACTTTTACTTTTCTATCAAATGTGTATTCAGTATCAGCTTCCCATTCTGGAATTTCAGTAGTATCTGATTTAATATAAGTTTGCCAAATTAAATCACCATCAATAACTGTACTAGCACCTACCAAAGGCCATGTTGGTTCTGATGCTCCACTTGATAAGATATGTCTGAAGACTTCATACACTTTACCATTTTCTGTTGTAGGTAGAACTTGAGCACCAATTTCATAACCTGTAGATGCTTCCCATGGTGCTGAAACATATTCGATTCTAGCAACTTTGATAAAAGAAAATGCTTCTAACTGTGCTTCAATATCATGGATGTTAATAGTTACACCTAAAAGGTATTCGTATTGGGCCATGATGGTATCAATAGTTCCAGTTATATCACCAGTAGTTTGTGGCACTCTATAAATTGTAATTTTAAAAGTTCTAATAGCTCGTGAAGGTTCTTTTATAATTGGTGGTAATAATCCGTTTGGTCTATATGGTTCAAAAGCAATAAGTAAATCTGCTTTTTCTGCTGGTGTATATCTAACTTCACCAGTTCTAAGATAATAAACTTCCATGATCGCGGCCACTCCATCAACATCTTTTGATTTTGCATCAATGATAGAAGCATCTAATTGTTTTAAAACTTTTCCATCATCCCTTCGGCCTCTAACGTGTAATTTAGTTTCGTTTCTTAAAGGTGCATTTATTTCAATTGATAAGTTTGTTTCGATTGCTTGGTATATTTCATTAATAACTAATGCACCTAAAACACCTTCGGCCTCATCTAATGAGACATCAGATAAAACAAAATCTACATCTTTTAATTTGATGAACTGTATTTTTATAATTCCACCAGTATTATATACTATTGGAAATGCTGGAAAATTTAGATACTTAACATCTACACTTCCAAATGGGTTTGTTTGTACTTGTGCAAAGCCTTCTAATAGCTCAACAGTGTCTTCAGTAGTAGCAACTTCTACACCGTCTATAAAAACTTTTAATTCATCTGAAACATTTGGTGTTCTATATTTGAAAAGTCCTAAACCGCTTGAAGAAGCAATTGAATCTTCTTCACCAACTTCACCAATCATACATTGAACAGTTATTTCTACACCAGCATTTATAGGTGTTTCTGTTAGAAGAACTAAATCAACTTCTTTAACAGTTCCTAGAATATGGTAAGCTGGTAAAATTCCTGATGCTATTGGTGTATAGGTAACATCTATAATTGCATTTCTACCTCTAAAAGCAGAATAGCCTAAGAATTGAGATACCCCAATTTTAGAAGATCGGTTTTTAGCGAATTGAATAAAGTTTTCTCTTCTAGCTACAATATTGTCATAAGATAAAACAGCTCGTAATGCAGAAATATATTCTATAAGTTGCATACCACCTGAAGATGCAAAAAATACATCCCACTCAACACTATCTGGTAATGAATCAGAATAAGTAATTAAATCAGCTTTAACTTCTTCAAAACTTACACTAGATGGGTCAATTATATATTCGCTCATATTTATCCTATTAAGTCACGGCCTGTTGTACTTCGTATTGTGTTCCTTCAAAGCCTATTATCTCAAAAACTAATTTAATATTTATTGCATTGTTGTCTAGGTCTGCTGTTACATCAGTTTCCGATGTATTTAACTTTACTCGTGGTTCAAACAATCTTACTTTTGCAATCAGCTCATTGTATAAACTCAAAGCTGTTGTGTCATCTGCTAAATCAAATAACATATCTTCAGTATTAATTCCGTATTGAACATTAAATGGTCTTTCACCGGGCCTTGTAAGTATTAGATTTATCAAACTCTGTTGAATGGAATTAATATCTACTACTTCAGGTTTTAATTTCGGATTATATACGTTTATATCTTTATACATTTATTTTACCTTTACCAATCGGGCTAAATTCCCTGTTAATAATTCAAATGGTAGGCTTTGATCTAATGTGACAATGTTGCCATTGATTGATTGAATAGTCGTATTGAAAACAGTGGTTTCATTATCAAAAACTTTTATATCTTCAGTTTCGCTTAAATCTGTTACATTTTCAAGGGTAACTTCATTTTCCCCTAATTCAACATCTTCAGTTAGCTTTTTAACATCTATTATATTCTCATACTCTTCTAGTTGGGAATTAGCGTTAGCTATTTTAATATCGAAATGGGCCACTGCTAATTCCATCCCATACCAACCGTACAATGTTCCACCAGACTTCGCTATACGGATAACTACGAACTTCCAGTTATCAAAATAAACACCATCACCAACAACATCAGCACCACCGTTATCAGTTACACTTCCAAGCATTGTAATTATTTGAGCTATTCGGTCTGTATTAAGTGGGGATATTAAAGCTATTGACGCTTGTAGTTGAGGTAATTTATCATCTGTATATCTACCATCTATTGCAGTAATGGTTTCTAATTCCCATAAATCTATTTCATCAATTTTTACAATGGAAGCATCTATATAAATTTGATTATCTGCTTTTCTAGTTGCATTGGTGTCATCATTTAAAATTAAATTATCTACGATGTCTTGAGTGAAAGATTGAATATCTACAAATGAAGCATTTATTTCTGTTTCAAAAAATTCCATTAAGGCTAATCTCTGTGCTGTTTGACCAACTTGCCTTCCACGTTCTGCATTTGAAAAAGCTGTCATTGAATTTGTTATATCAGCACCCGAACTAAAAGCTAATGGTGTTGATAAAGCAGTTAAAGTAATTGTATGCGTCCATGTACCAGTATTTAATAAACAAGTTGCTTCATCTACACCTGATAAAGGTGGTGTTTCACCAGTACAGTAACCACCTTGTGCAACTACTTCAGCTAACATTATGTTAGAACCTTGAGTCATGAAGACTAATTCACCATTTGTAAAATTAGTTCCACTTTGAACACCAACTGCTACACTCTCTACCCATGATTCTGTTAGTTCATCATCTGAAGAACCAGACTTACCATTTAAATAAGTGTCGATTAAACTATTTAAACTATCTAATTTATCTTCATGGTTTTCAGGAAATGAAGAAGCAACAACTGGATTACCATTTAATGATGGAATAACAATTGGAACTAATTCAGGATGGTCTATAGTATAATGAGGTGGAAAAGATTGTGCACCTAAAACTAAATCAGAATCTAGGTAAGTTGTTCTATTAAGTAATGATAGTTTTTCAAGCTCTAGGTGGTACTCATTAGATACCAATGTCCAATGATCTGTGAATACTTTGTTCTGTTGGTCTGTTACAAGTAAAGCGTTCTTAGCAGTTATTACAGCTTCTTGTTGCTGAATTAATCCAGTTCCACCATCACCTGTTTGAGGGTCTAATGGGAAATCAATAATCTTTGGAAGTTCTAAAACATCCAATGACATTGTTTTTATCTGTGAATCTGTAAAATCTAAGCTCATTCAAAAATTCCTATATATCTTCAGCTCTTAAAAATTTAAGCATTTTATTTTCTAATTTAGCCAATTCAGAAACAAGTTCTTTAGAAGCTGTTTTGTCTTTAGCTGAATTAAGTATTTTATAAACTGTTTCTATTCCACTATAGAATTTCTTTTCAGATGGAAACATTGTTGCTTCATCAGCTTTTTTCTCATCAATGCCTTCAATTTCTTTAGCATTAAGCATCTTAACTGCTTTATCGTAATCTTTATCGTCAAATGTGAACTTGTTCTTTTTATTAGAAAAACTAATTCCACCATCTTTAAGAATTTTCATAGCTTCTTTTTCATCTGGCATACTGTCTAATGTGAAAGTTGATTTAGCTTCTGATACCTTTTCTTTTTTCTCATTTAGTTTAAAATCTTTCATTGCTTCGTTAATTGATTTCATATTTACCCCTTATGGTTATGATACATATTGTGCAAAATTTGCAGATGCTTGTTTACAGTCTTCTTGATTTTTACATTTTTTAGCACCACGTTCTACAAATTTTAGTTTCTCAACTTCTTCTTCAGTTAGGTTTCCATCATCATCCCATTTAGCATCGAACAATTTATCACCAACTTTAAATTCATGGTATGCTCTATGACTAAATCCTACCCAACCATCTTTAGTTTTAGCAATTGATTTAACACAATGATCTGGTTCTGTTTTTTCAAAGGCATCGTCTTTGATTTTAAACTTCTCTTTTATGAAGTCTTTTACACCTTCGTTTATTGCATAGTTAATTGATTCACATAAATTCATCTATCCTACTTTGGTGCAAACACCTTACTACTTCCTTCTACAATATTACTTACAACAGGTGCTCCATGATTTCCTGACCCTATACATTGTGAACCAAGAAGTGCGATTGCCGAACCACCACCAGCTAAATTAACTACAGAACCTTTTACGTTTGTAGCACTTGATGCATCACCTACATCAGTTCCACCAGTACCTTTAAAAACTGCATTACCATCTGTTGTGTAATCCAATCCACCAGCACCAGCAAAACTTATTTTAGCATCTGTTGCAAAGGTCATATCACCTTTAGCATTAACGGCATATTTGCCTTCAATAGTTAACTCTAAATCTTTTGCAATGGCCACTGTTACGCTTCCATCATCTGCTAGTTCTGCTTTAGTTCCAGAACTATGTTCTACTTCACCAGCTTTGGATTTATCGTTAAATTTACCTTTTAGATTCTCTTTGAAAAAACCAGAAGTATTAGGATAATCATCATCAAAGTAATCATTGTGATTGTCCAGTGTATGCCAATAACCATCATGAAATGGTGCATAAATATTTTCAAAAGGGAATATGATAATTAGTTCTGCACCTAATTTAGGAACATCAAATTTTACTGGTGAATCATTCTTTGGAAAAACCCATGGTAAATTTGCTTTATCACCTATAAACATTCTGCTAACAGTACATTTAACTCTTCCCAATTTATCAGGGTCTTCATTATCTACTACGATTCCTTTATGAAATCTTTTCAATGATTTAGATGGTTTTAAATGATCTGCAAATTTTAGTAACATTTAATTCCTATAGTGAGTGTACTTCTTTAATAACCTTTTCAAGCACACCTTTAGCAAAATCTAAATCATCTAAAAGTTTCTTCTTAGCTTTTGCATTTTTACCTAGTTCTGTTACGTCTTCTATTCCATTAAGTTTTAGAAGATCAAAAAGAACTGTACTAGAACCTTTATCTAGTTGTGATAATGGATTTATTGTTTTGGCTTCATCAACTGATTCGTTTTTATCCCACCATGCCGAATCAACATTCATCTGAAGAGTTTTAGGGCCATTTTCTGTTATGTGAGAAATGCTAAATGACTTACCCGAATCAGGGTCAAAAACAAAGATGTTCTTATTACTACCACCGTAACTATTTAACTCTTCGATCATTTCTTTTTGTTTCATCTTTTTACGTTTTTCGTTTACTGGTTTTTCATTAGTTTTAAATTCTTTCATTGCTTCAGAAATGTTTTTCATAATTTATCCTTTATGGTCATTGTGCTAGTTTATCAATTTCTAATAGGTGTTTAACTACAGCAAAAGCATCATCATTACCTTTTGCAGAAACCTTACCCTTACCAATTTCAAAGTTTACATTTTCGTTTCCGATTGAAAACGGAACTACACCAAAATCAAATGTAATTTCTCCATTGCCTTTATCCATATCAAACTTTAAAGGGAATTTATTATTAACAACAGCTCGTAGAAATAAAACTGTTAAGGTGCTTATACTGCTATCGTCTTTCATAGCATCAGTCATCTTGTCAGTTATTTTTTTCATTGCTTCAACTACAGGTTTCTTTTCAACACCTTTTTTAGGTAAAGCACCTAGACTGTTTAAAGAACCTTCACTTTTTTTACTTTTTATAATCCAAAGAAGATTACCTTTGTTTTTTACATTATCTAATAGTGATTCATCTTCAATCCAATAAACCTCAATATCTTTTTCATCATGCTTAGATGCTTCTGCACCTAAATCTTTAGAGTTTGGTTTTTTAAGTGCATCCTTTAACTTTATCGGACTGTATTTATATCCGTTGTTTTTGATGCTTTTTTCTTCACCTAGTTCTAATTTTAATTGTTCTGTTAAAGTTTTCATATATCTCCTTTAGTTTCCGAAACCGCTTATTTTCATTGGCTTTGTACCTTCATGGTCACGTAATTCTTTTCTAGCATTTTCCATAGCTGTTAGAAATTTCTTCCATACAACATCAGCATCATGATATGCTTTTTTAGAATCTGCAAAACCAATCTTCTTAACATAGTCTGCAAATTTGGAATTTAAATCTGACATTATTTCTTTTTGATCTTCACCAGCATCATTACGTTTTCTAGCTTGTTTGCCTAGTTTGTCTTTGAATTTAAGCATTAGGTCTTGGTTGGCCCAATGTGCATCCTGTATTTTACTTTGTTCACCTGAAGAATAATCTGTATAGTTTTCTTCAGCTTTTTTAGCGTTGCCTTGTAGTTTTTCTAAAGTCTTTTGGAACTTATCATAATCAAATTCTTTAGCTTCAAAAATACTAATATCTTTATCTTTAGTTTCAAATTCCTTCATTGCTTCGTTAATTGATTTCAATTTATACCCCTTCATTGTCTACAACATTTAAAGCTTCTCTATTTAAGATGCAAGTAATGTTGAACATATTAGCTTGTATTGTTTTTGTTACGTTAGATATTATATACAGACCTGTTACATATTCACTAGCTTCATCTTCATTATTTGTAGATGGTTGTGAATACATTGCAATTTGCAGTGGTTCTACACTTCTAAACTCATTTGAGAAGCTAACTGGTATTCCCATCCTAGATAAAGAGGCCAATCCCTTTAGATTCTTTTCATAACATTCCCAATAAGTTTCATGAACATTATCTGATAAAATCCTAGTACCAGAGAATCTATCTGTAATTGTTTTGGCCTTATCTAATTCTGAAGCTAATGAAAGTAAAACTTCCGTATCTTCAGTAAACACATCAGTAGTTTCTTTTTTCTTTATATTAATTCCATTAGCTATCTTTTTATATCCAGTCCAATTGTTTATAAAACCAGAACGTGAACTAATATTTAATCCACCTTCAATTATAATACTATTTGGTTTTCCATCATTGTCTTTTGTAAACTTCCAATCATAAGAACCTTTCAAAGATTTAACATACTTCTTAACATCCCTAATAATATATTTACCACTAGCTGTAATAGCTGAAGCAATAAATGAATCTGTAATCTCACTGTGAAGTAAGCAATCTGATACAAACTTCTTATCTGTTACTGAGTATTGAATCCATTTCATTTTATCTTTAGATTTTGTGATGTTGGAATCTACTTTGAAATTCTTAGATGCTGTTTCAATAGCTACTTCAATACCAGATTTTTCAGCAGTTATTTGTAATGGTTGGTCTGTAATGAAATTTATTTTTGATGCAAAACCGATACATGAAATTTTAACATTTGTATTGCCAACTACTTCAGAACTAAATTTAGATACTGATAGTTCATAGTCTTCCATGTTTTCAATATCAACACCCATTGATACTTTAATTATTGCACCATCATTCATTTTTGACATTACATCTTCTAAGTAAGTTGTAAATGACAATGCAAAAGTTGGTAAAACATTTCCAGCTTCTTCAACTATCTTTAGAATTTCTAAGTCATCATGTTCCATAAATTCAGCATCAATGCCTTCAATATTTATAGAACATACATATTGACCTTCTTTACCGAACAACATTATTCGCTTGTCCTTTCACGAGTTTTTAACGTGAAGTATTCATCTTGGATTGCATTTATAGATGGGTACTTTATATTTTCACCGTTTGTTATGTCTTCTATACCAGCAAAACCGTTATAGAGCATAATAATCCACCAGTATTGGTTATCTCCATAAAGCCTTTCAGATAGTAGCCATGGCATCCCATCTTCACCTTGAACAGTGTAGTAACCACCTAGCTCTAATTTATCCACCCTATCTAATAGAGAAGATGTTAAAGGGTCAAAACTATCTGCACCTTGTTCTAAGAACTTTGCTAGATCATATCTTTTCTCTGTTTTTATATCTGTATTAATAAAAAATTCTTTATCGTTTGCCATTATAAGCTTCCTAAAATTGTATTCCCACTGTTAGCAGAATTTGTAGTTACATTTCTAAAATAACCTTTAAATGTTTCGTATGTAATTAATTCTGATGGTTCTAAAGTAATTGAACCTTTCACTAGAACTGGATGACCGTTACCCATAACTTGAACTGAAGGTGTAAAGTTTGTTGATTTAACAACTAAGTCTGAAGCTCTAAACCATCTACCAATTGAAAGTGTTAAAGTTCCTTGAGCTACTTTGTTACCACCAGTTTTTGGTTTATATCCAAGTGGTGATTTAAAGAAAACACCGGGCCTTCCTTTTGCTGGTAAACCTTTTGATGGTAGAACCGCCCTTTGCAATGCTAGTGCTTGAGATAAAGCACCCTTTGAACTTTCAGCTTGTGATTGTGATTCATTATAAAAAGTATATTCAATTACGAACTGTGGTTTTTCAGATGATTCCCATATTAAACGAGATTCAAAGTCTGTTATTTTAGAACGTGATGATGCTTGATTAACTGCATTTAAACCTTGTTTCGCGGCCTTCGCTAGACCAATAACAGCACCTAAAGTTTTTGATACTCCACCAGCAACATCTGCTAGTTCGGATAAAACACTTGCAACATCTGTAAATCCATTTGCTCCACCAATTGATAATTGATTTTGCATTTGTCCTTCAACTGCTATTCCAGAACCAGCTATTAGAAACTTATAAAGTTCATTAGCTTGTAATTCTGCTGTACCTTGTGAATTTATTTTAAAGGCCATAATTAATCCATCATATTAGAGTTCATAACTGCTAATTCAGTATCACCAATAGTTGTACTGGTGTTTAGTTGTTTACCGCTACCACTGCTTTTTTGAGCTGGTGCTGGTGATTGTATAATAACAGGTTGAATATCCTGTTTCTTATTCATCTGTTCTTTAGACCGCTTAGTAGCAGTATCGGAATCTTTAATATTTTTTGCTTTAGCATTTACCCTACTATTTCTAGTAACTGTTTTTGCCCTTGCTTTTTTCTCACTTATTTGGTTTCCAGATTGCTCACTTGATCTAACTACTATTGCTGAAGAACTAGCTGATTTTATTTTTCTACTTGTAGTGTCTTTATCAATTGCTTTTTTATCTGCAAATTCGTTTATAGATTTACGTTCTTTTATTTTTGTATCAGATACTTCTTCTTCTTTATCTCCACCAAAGCCAAAGAAACCTTTTACAGAATCAACACCTTTACCTAAAGTTCCAGATACTTTTTTACCAATATCAGAAGTAAGCGTTCCATCTATTAAACTCTTTAATGAATCTGGAATTAAATCTGATGCCATGGTTTTAATTTTATCAAACCACCCCATTATAGTATCTACAAAACCACCAATAGAATCTTTGAATGAATTAGGTAGAAGTTCCATAACACTATTAAATGTATTTGCTATTATCCCATCACTACTAAAAAGTGCTTGTAAAGGTAGAGTTAAAACATTTAATAATAATGTTCCATAATCACCATCTGCAATTGCATCAATGTTTTCAGAAAAGATTCTACCAATAGATGAGAAGATACCAGTTTCAGAACTGAATAAAACATCTGATACTTTTGTTAATCCATCTTGAACACCTGATGGTAAACTATTAAATATGTCTGAAGCAAAACCGCTAACAGAATCTATTATTTGAGCACCTTCAGAATAAATAGTACTAGCGTCTACAAAACCAAGTGTCAGTCCTGAAACAACACCAGCTAATCCAGCACCAGCTTTTTCTAAATTTGATAATTGATCTTCTGGTTTACCTATTATTTCTGAAGCATTTTGAACACCGCCTACGAAATCAAATATACTCATGATTGCAACTAATGGTAGAGCTAATTTTCCAGCAAACCTACCAAGTTTTCCAAGTACCTTACCAGTTTTACCAAACATCTTTAAAAGACCTTTAGGCATTAGTTTTCCAAGTAGTGAACCAATTCCACCACCAGAAGTACTATCATCTTCTTTTGAATTTTTACTATCTGCACCAGCACCAGAAGTTCCACCAACATCTTCACCTTCTTCAGATTTTTGAAATAGGCCTTTTAAATATCCAGCAGATGATTTAACAAAACCACCAACTGCTGTAATACCAGTTCCTAATGATTCCATTCCAGCACTTAGAATTTCTGATGATGCATTAAAGGATGAAACAACACCATCTGCAATTGTTTGACCAGCTAGTAATAGTTTTTGTTCTGTTGGTAGATTGCTAAATGCTTCCATCTTTACAGACATTCCATCTAAAAATTCATTAGTAGATGTAACCGCATCGGTGAAACCAGTTTTTAAATCTAATACGCTAGATGAAAAACCTTCTTTAACATTTGATAGTCCAGTTTTAAAACCTTCCTTAACATCTGAAAGTTTTTCGGTTACACCCATTCCCATTTCATGAACAGAACTAGTAAGCGTATTATATGATGCTGTAGCTTCACTACGAATCTGTTTAAGTGGATTAACTATCCCATCATGTAATTTTGTAGTTGCTTGGATATATGTGGATTGAAGTGACTCTTTAAAATTTCCAGCATTAGTGGACATCAAAGCCATTTCATTAGCTACTGCTTCATGTCTCTTTAGTTCTTCTCGTGCTAGGTCATTACTCTCTTCCATCAACTCAAAATGTTGAGAAGAAGCACCACCGCCTAAGATGTCCATTATACTTGTATCTGAAGTAACTGTTGCCATTACCATCCTTGGTGCTATTTCTTATCTTCTTTAAAATATTCTACTACTCTTTTATTCAGCTCCACTACTTGCAGAAACTCCATTTGGCCTAACTCTCTTGGTGTTATGTTCAGGTGCATTGCCATAGTAAATTCGAGATTTAATAGGTGTCTCTCGTCCATGAAACGGCTTTAGCAAAGCTTCCTTCCCTTCCAATTTAAGAAACAATTCAGCATTACATACTGATTCATTTTCTAGTGTGTTGGAACACTTAAGGGCTAATGGCTTTATCTGATGCATGAGCATTTTATCTATTTCGTTAACTAGCTCACCATCTTCTGCATTTGTCATACTCGTTAGATATTTATACGAACTAGCATAACCACCTAAATTTTTAACTAATGTTGCTACTGGTGCAACATCATCTGGTTTATTCTTTGGGAATACTGCATTGAATTTTCCAGAGTATAAATCTATATATTGTTGAACGGTCATTGGAGAAAATTCTAAAACAGTATCATCACTCATTTTTACTTTCATTGGTAGTGATTCAATTGACGCATCCATATCTTTAAAATCTAAATCTTTTTGTGAAAATTTATGTTCACCTTCATGAGCACATTTCCAACACATATAAGGCATATGAAATTCACTTGCACCTTCTGAAGACATTTTAATCAAAACACCAAGATAAAATAAATCTAGTACTGTTAGATTACCACGTTCCATTCCTGTAGTCGTTATGCAATTTAATGCCCTTTTTACAGCTCGTATTGATGAACCAGAACTAGCTGATTCCATTTTGGTTTCACCGAACGTATAGGTACGGTATTCAATTTTTACACCTTCTGGATAAGCCATACCTTTTGAGGGTAACTTTTCCATCGGTATTAATGTTAACGGTAATTCATTTTCCATGATTGTTTCCTTATTCCTTATTTAACGATTAAAATAGCTTGCCTAAAATGTCCTTTGCTATATCCAAAAAACTAGTTGAATTATCACTAGCAGTTTCATATTCTTTAACTATTGCAAACCTCATTGTATAAGTTTGAGCTTCAGAACTTTGATCCCCACCCCATGGTAATTCACCTACTGGAAAAACATCGTACATAATTGTTTTATCTGTCTTTTTGTATTTTGACAATAAAGTTAATTCTATGGTGCGTACAGGCTTAACTTTACTATTACTAGTACCTAGACCAGAAATGTCTACAGCTCTGGTGTAACCCTCTACAATGTTGTGGTCATCTGCAATTCCAGACATAAATTTACCACCGTTTTGAATATCAATATTTATCCAATCTGCTAACCAGTACAGCAATGATCTTTTATCATTATCATAAAAAGTAATAGATATTTCTTTTCCAGTAGTTTTAATTGGAACTTGCATTGAAGTCTGTGCGTATTCGATTGTCTCACTCTCTGAGATAGCCATAGGAACTGTTACATCTTGTGCTGGAAAGAATGTATCAAAAGGTTTTGGTGGTGTACCAGAAACCATTCTAATGGCCCATAAATATTTTACATCATAATCTATTGATCTAATTACATCTATAGAATCATTTCCAAAGAAACTATTTATAGCACCATTTATTTCTTCATGGCCCGGAATGAATGATGGGATTAATGCCATTGGTTTACCTTAACGATTTTTTATAACGGGGCCAAAGGTTTTAGCTAAGGCCCATTATAAATTTTAGAATTATGCTCTTAAAGAAATTGGTCTTGGATAATCAAAACTAATTGTAAGTGAAGGTCTAGCAATATCACTAGAAGCAGAATCTAGTGAACCAAAATCATCTGATTCCCAAAGACACCCTACTAATTCCCACGCTCTAATTGCATTATCGTTTGCATCGTATTGAGTAACAACAATAATTGCTTCAACTTCTGATTTAGAAAACTGTTTACCAGTTCTAAAATCTCTGGTGATTTCTCTCCATGCTTTAACAAAGTTAAACACAAGATTATCAACAGTATCATTGAAAGTAATTGTAGTTGAGTTACCAAAATCACTTAAACCGTTTTGAAAAGTTTTATGACCTTTAGTACTTACTTCAATCTTTTGGTTAGCTGGTTTTGGTAGGTCAACTGATTCACATCTAAGATTTAAATCTTCAGAAACAAAACCACCTAATAAACCAACTGCTGGCAACACTGGAAATGCAATACCCCAATCAGTCAGTTTGACATAATCGGGTAGTGCTCTCAATTGTTCAATATCTATTTTACTCATAACTTATTCCCCTTTTAGAATTAAATAGCACCTTGTGCGGTTTCAAAAGAAATAGTGTTTGGAGTTATTACAATCCTAACAGGAATTTCTTCAGTTGAGATAGTAGGCTTAATGAAAACATCTACATTCATTCTACCAGCATCTACATCAGCATCAGAGTTATTTGAGTTATCAGAAACAACTTGGAAACCATATACACCTTTTTTAGCTTGGATAGTATTCATATAAGACCCAATTTGTGTAACTGCTAAGTTTCTATTTGCATCATCATTAAGTTCAAACAAAAAGTTCATTAAGAAGTCTTTGATTGCTGGTTCAATTACCGTTAACAATAGTCTTACATTCATTCCTGATAATGCAGATGCACTAGCAAGTAATGTTTTTTGACCCCAAATTACAATCCCTTTTCCAGAAATGAATCTGATTGGATTAATTTGATTGTTTTGTAACGTGTCCATTTCACCATCAGAGAATCTTCTACGAGTATCTAAAACATTTAAAATACCACGTTTAAATCCCGAAGCTGGATACCAGATTTCGTAATTTTCAGAACTAAAACTGATTGATCCACCAACAGCTCCATCAGGTGCTACCCATAATGTTCTATCATTGAACTTATCTTGAATCTGAAGATGTGGTGTATATAATCCAGAGTATGAACTGTTTAGGTTCAATTCATCTTTTCTATATTCAACAATGTCATTCAGGTAATTTGAACTTGCTTCATCAGCATATGGTGTTGAAAGAATTGCTACAGAATCTTGTCTGTTTTTTGCAATTGTGTCCATTGCTATTCCATAAGCTGGAACTGCATAACCACCATCCATAAAGATTGTAACTGGTAATTCATTTGGATTAGAAAAATCATCCAAAGCTAAAACCATGTTCGCATCTGTTACGGCCAATCCATCTTCACCAGCACCCATAAGGAATGGTGAAGAATCTTGAGCTGGAAGAACAGTGTCATCTATAAGAACATTTGAAATACCTCTAATGTATTCCGAACCTTCTAATAAATCTTCAAGAAACATATTTAATCCACGACCATCTTTTTGTCCTAATACTCTTGAACAAATATGTGTCTCAACTGGAACAACTAAATTTTCTTTTAAATAAACCTCTAGGATAAATGCATCTGGTTCTAGCAATCGAGTATCAGTAGCATCAGTAATAAATTTGATTGCTATTCCGTTACCCCATGCACCTTCAGAAGAAGCATAAATTAACATTAACTCTTCAGCACCAAAAACATATGCTGTTGGATCGGCCATATCAGTATTGTCTGGTAGAGCTTCGTTAATTTCACCATCAGTTGCACCAGCTAATTGCATTGCTTGTAAATCATCAGGAATTTCAGCACCGTTAGCACTATCAATTGTTACTTCGTTTCCTACGTTTGCAACATTCCAATCATTAACTAAAGTAGTTAAAGTTTTTACACCATCACCTGTAATAAGAATTGCATTACCAGTTGTTCCAGCAACATCTGCTGTTAACTCTGCATTTCCTGTTAGCGGTGTGATTACTCCATCAAATGAAGCGAATGTTGAAGCACTAGAAGCAGTTGCAATAGTTGCACCACCAAAGAAGGCATCATTGATAACACGTTTAATCCAAAGCTTATTAGCACGTTCTAAGAACGCTAAAGCAGAATACATTGAAAGGTCTTCACCAACTTCAATTCTACCTCTAGCTGTAAACTTGTTTAGAAATTGTGTGTCACTCGTACTTAGAAAAGGCGAATCTATTGGCCCTTTTAAAGATGGAATACACATAGCACCATATACTCCACCAAATGAAGCTACCCTTGTTGATAGGTCTACTTCTTTTAGATTGACTCTGGCCATACCCATATAAAACCTCCGTTGTTCTATTTAATTTTTTATATATTAAATAACTTTTTTGTTAATATCTTTTATAATAATACTATACTACTTTTTCAGAACTAAACCATTGGGTAAATCTCCCAACTTAGTATGATCTGCTACTTTCATTTTCGCTCGTGGTGAAACTCTCATTACATTACCATCGTACTCAACATCTTTTGGTTCATCTAATCTTGAGATAACCCATCCAATATTCACACGTTTTTCTTTTCTTGCACCAGAGTCACGCTTTTCTTGAATCTTCTGTTTAGCAGACTTATCGACACTTTCATTTTTTTCTATAGTGTTTCCATCTAAAACTTTAGCCGTAATTTTCATTTTTGGTGCTGGTACTCGGTCATTTTCCAATGCATCACCTTTGATACTATTTTGGCTGTCTCTTTTTCTACCATTGTTGTTTTTGCTCATTGGAATTTCCCCTTATTATCTAATTATCTGTTTCATCTATTAATATATTTCCTAATACTTCATTTTCTTCCAACAGTGGAATATTGTTTGAAGATATTATCCTTGACGTTATTTCTTTAATTAAAGCAGATTGGCCCTTGAATGTGAAATACATTCCACGCACTTTTATAGTTCCAATTACGCTTTTGTAGTATGACCCCTCTTTTTCAATAACAATATCATCTAATTCATTGTAATCTAAAAAGTAGCTAAAATCACCTAGCTTTGGCATTGATACGATTATTTCCGTTGTTTTGGATATTCCTTCACCATAGTAAGCAACTTCAAACCTTTCCACTTCTTCCATGCTTTGCGTTATGTAAAGGAAGTTAATTATAAATTCCCCCTGCATGACTGAGTATTTAGCTATCCCATCTTGGTTTTCTAAAGCAATACAACCAGTGGCCCTTTTACTTCTCTTTTGTAATCCAACATCACCGTAATTTGTAATGGTTCTGTTATATGCAAAAAGTGGAAGTGGGCTACCTTCATAATTTTTATTTTCTTTTAAGAATTTTGCTACAGCAGAATCATAAGATAATAGTGGATCGAAAACCGTTGAAACATTTGGCATTTCTACTTTCACCATCTGTTTAAATTCAGACATTACAGCACCAGCACTTGTGACTACATCTAATGTTGAATCTGGTAAGTTTTCATAACTCATTAATCAATTCCTACAGTTCCGTTTTCAGCAAAAGGTGAAACGCTTCCAAGCTTATCAGCATACCCATCTAACTTTTTTAATATTGCATCATCAGCATAGTCTCTATCGAGAAAACCAACACCAGTGCCTTGTCTAGTCATTAGAATGTCATGACCAATTTGTGAATCATCAGCTTCAATTCCTTCTAATTCTTTTTTAGCCATTTTAAGAAACTTAGCAATATCTTTTTCAGATTTCTTAACAGAATCTTTATCAATATCGTCAATGTCATGTTCATCATCTAATGGGTTATCTTCTTCATCAGTTCCAACAAATAGAAGTGCATTTAAATAACCACCTAGATAGGTGTTGTTATCAATTGCTTCACTGGTACTCATTTTAACTTCTTTGTTTAGTTCTTCACATAGTTTCATATTTATATCCTTAATTGTTGTGGTCTAATTCAGATGCTAGTTCATAATAAGCTGACATTGTTATTTTTTTATCCATAAAATCTTTTTCAGCTTTTGCCATGTCATCATTTCCTTTGGTAAAACCAAATTCTTTTATTTCACCTTTAGCTCTAATCTGATTTAATATTCCACTTTTATTGTACCAGTAACCATCCGAACCATTTAGGTATATAATAGGCTTCTTGCCTTTACCTGTTGCTTTAGACTTGTCCACCATTTTTAAATCTTTAGTAACTTGGACAATCTCTTCATTCATAGCAACATCTAGTTCTTCACATAGTTTCATATTATTCTCCAAGATTCGTTAATTTATACATTGTAAATATTTTAGTTGTAAACCCGATTGATTCTATAGCTACCACTTTATATTTTCTAGTAACACCTTCAGTGTTTTTAACTTTTATAACATCGGTTACTTTTATATCTTTGCTTCTAGTATATAAAAAACCTTCTTCAAAGTTTCCAGCAAAATGATCCGATTTCTGTATAAAGTCATCACCTTGTAGAACACCTTTAAATTCTGATATTTTTGAAACTGTTACACCAGCAGATGAACCATATGCATCAGACATCTTATCACCAAGTACGTCTTCTCTCATCAGTTCTAATTCTAAACCATAATAGTTTTCTAAATATATTAGACCACTTTCACTTTGCTGTTTAACTATACGTTCAACGTCTTGTACAAAGCTACTCATGATTGTTTCACCATTTTAGCATCATCAATAAGATATGCTAAGAATGAGTGTATATGTTTGCAGTACCCTAGTTTATCTGTTGGGTTTGCATATGGCATTGGTTTCTTTTCTAATTCACCAGCTTCCCACTTTAGCATATTTGCATCAGTAGGTTCTTCAGTTTTTCTTTTATAACCCCTAGGGCTTCCATATGCTAAAGCACCAGCTCGTGCAATTGGTGTTTCAAACTTATGTCTAAAGTCTACGCATTGACATCTAATCTTAGCTGGATTTTTAGCTAGTGAAGGCATTTTGTAATAAAATGTTTCACCTTTATCTTCCAACCTTTCAGTGTTTTCTCTGGTAGGTTCTTTACTCATTTTTATTTTTTGGAATTTAATTGTTACTTTATAAGACGGGCCTACACCCTTTGAATTGCCTTTAGGCTTTTTTCTATTTGGAAACTCTGATTTAATTACACCTACAAAATCAATATCTGGACTAGGTTTTCTAACATTCCTTGGTATCATATCAAAAGTACCATTCACAATTGAAAGTTCTGGATAGTTATTAGCATCCCTCCAAAGGAATCTAGGCGGTGTGTAGTTCTTTACTTTAGAAGCACCACCCTGTTTCATTTCTTTTTTTACAACTCTTAGTTTCAGAGACATTAGTTATATCCATAAGTAGAATTTTTGCACATTCTGCAATTCTTCTTTCGCTGTTGATAATTGTGTTTCAGCATCAGAGACTAATGAATCTGCATCCATAGCTAGTGGTAAATTATCCATTGTAAAAGCTCTACGAGATAAACCAATACCTTGTAAGAACATTGCTTTTAGAATGTCAAAAAATACCATGTCTTCAACTGTTATAGTTTTTACTTCATATTCATTACTTTCATTTTCTATTTTTTCTACTTTATGATTCCAAACACCAATCACTTCCCAATCACCAGAGATATTAACTGTCATCCATGGCTTTGCATATTTGTGAAGGGCTTCAATAGGTTCGGATTGATTATAACCACTAGCTGAAAAAGCTGGTGATAAAAAGCTTGGATTTACACCCATGCTGTAATTTAAAATTGGTGTAGCTTTAGAAATCCAATCTGGTATTCTGCCTACTTCAATAAAGTCTTCATCTTCATCTAAGAAACAACGTCTTCTACCACCAAGATCAATTTGCATTGTCTTATCATATGGTGAAGCTTTGTTGTAGATAGATAAAGCATCTTCAACTAGTATTCTAAATGCATCAATATTAATTTCGATATTAGATGTAGAGAGAAGATACTGGCCTGACTTCTGAATAATTCTGTTAAATATATCCTTGATATTCAAACCAATACCCCATTATTTCTTACTTGTTTCTATTACGGCTTCTGTTATTGTTTCTACCACCTTGATTTTTATGTTGTGCTTGTGTGTCTTTAGCTTCACTGCTTGGAACACTTGCATCACTATCAGGGTTATTAGAATCAATATCAGCATCAGGTGCTTTATTTTCATCATCAGAACCTTCTTTAGATTCATCAGTTTCATTAGCATCATCAGGGGCTTTATTACTAGCTTCTTCTTCATCTGCTAATCTCTTAGCTTCAGCTTCATCGGCTACTCTTTTTTCTTCAGCTTCTTCTTCATCTTTTTTAGCTTGAGCTTCTTCTTCATCAGCTATTCTTTTAGCTTCAGCATCATCAGCAATTTTTTTCTTAGCTTCATCAGATAAAGGTTCATCACCACTTATTTTAGCTTCTTTGGCTTTTTCACCAATAAGCTTTTCACAAGTAATAATATTTGAAGTTACTAGAGAGTTTAAAGATTTTTCAAACCGCTTAAAATCTGTAAAGGAAATTATCTTTTCTCCACCTGATTCTAAAACAATTCTTTTTCCACCAATTTTTGCAGTTGAAACCTGAGTTTTTCTAGCATTATTTAGTTTGTATTTAATCATGTTTAGTTTCCTTGTTTAACAAAAAAAGCAGTGGGGCTTTTACACCCTACTGCTTAGTTTAATTGTTATTTAGACTTATGGGTTTGGAGTTACTGCAACATTGAAGTTCGTAACATAAGCTGGAACAACACATTTAGTTCCTGCCATACTCGCCGCAACTTTTTGTTCCGTTAATGGATTTGGCCCTAGTGGTGAAGCACCAATTGTAAGTGGCATATACGGTGCATAAACACCAGCACTTTCAAGTGGCTTCGTACCAGTAAAGATTCCAAGTCCAGCTCTCTTATCAAGAATACTTTCATCTGGAACTCTTACATAAGTAACACCTTTATGTGTACCAAAAATATGAGCACCTAAACTTCCACCATCAGATAGAAGATTAAATCCATCCATGCCTCTAAGTTTTGCACAATGTAAATGTCCAGCGATAACAACTTTAATTACACCTCTACCACTGTTAGACATGATTACTGATTCAGCATCAGCTCGTCTATAAGCGTAGGCCGCGTTATGATCTGCTTCTGGAACACCAGTATGAACTAGTGGATTATATTCTTGGAATAAAGTAGTACCTTGTGCATTAGCTTTATACTTAGAAATTAAATCTCCACCAATCTCTGCATTGATACCTCTAACTAAATCATCAGTCATATCTTGTAATGCAGAATCACCAAAAGTTTGTTTAAGTTCAAACATTTGGAACATTCCAGCAACACCCTTAAGTGCATAAGGAATAGCAACAATGTTGTCACTTCTTAGTTGTGAACCAAGTCTACGAACATCACTCATTTCTTCTAAGTTTTGAACATAGTCTACCATGATCTTATCACCTGTAGCTGGGTCTGCACTTAGAGTTACTTCGATAATACCAGTTGCATAATCAATTACAGCACTCATGCCTTCACCGTATGCTTTACCTTTACCATCAAAATCTTTAGCAAAAACTGCTGGATCTGATAGAAGATAAATTTTAACATTTTGTCTACGGATAGATTCACCACCGTTAACAGTATGAGTATAAGCGAATGTACCAGTAGTTGTATCACCAGAATCTTCACCAGTTACTTGAGCTGAAGCATAACCTTGTGGTGTTTTAACACCTTCAGTTGGGTTAACCATAACATCACCAGCAGTAACATTACCTTTTGAATCAAGTGCAACAATATCTTTAAACCAAATTAAAGAGTTTTGAGCTTTGATTGTTTGAATAGAACTAATTACTGGTAAAATTGATTCACTTAAAGTTGCTGTAATTACATCTAGTGCAACTGTTGGCAATTCTCCAAGTGAGTTTAAAGAACCATTTGATTCCATCATTTGCGTATATTTTTCCCACTGGTCTAACTGCATACCTAGTTGAGCCATGTGGTGTTCTGAAAGTGTCATAGCTTTATTAACTAGACCATTTTCCAGTGATTGCATTTGCTTCTTGTATTTTTTCCAATACCCTTCAGCTAATCTTGTGTTTTCTTGGTTTAGTACATCTTCGTTAATTTCATTTGGTTTCATAATAATTTCTCCATAAATTATGATTAATATTAGTTACTCTAAAAAAATATCCCTAATTTTCTTTATGTGTATTCTAAAGTGTAGAAACCAAACTAAACTCAAATTGGGAAAAACAAAAAATGTGTGGATTAGCTAAAGTGTAGCACCCACACAAATTACTCTATTTATTACATACTTACTGAATTTGCATTACTCTTTGATAAGATTTTAGATTCTGAAATATCAGCATCATCTTCATCATCATCTTCATCATCTTCACCATCATCTTCTTCAGATTTAGCTTTTTTCTTTTCAAAGATTTTTTTGTATTTAGACTTATCTAAATTTTCTTCTAATGCTGTAAACATTTTTCTGATTCCATCAGCAGAATTAGTTTCTAGTAATTCAGCTACTTTTTCTTCAGAAATTCCTAACTCTTCAGCTAGTTCTTTTTTCTCTTTTTCTTTATCTTCATCTTCTTTTTCATCTTCCATTTCTTTAATCTTAGCTTTTGCTTCAATCAAAGTTTCTAGTCCACCAGCTTCATCAACTGATTTCTTAAAAGTAATTGCTGTTTCTAATGCTGTTTTAGCATTATCAAAACCACCAAGTTCTTCATTTACTTTTTTAATATGTGTTAAAGCATTATTTAAAGTGCCTTTAACATCAGATGAAGATTCACCAAGTTCTTTAAATTCTGAAAGTTCTTTATCATCTTCCTTCTTCTTTTCAGCATCGGCTTCTTTTTCATCTTCCATTTCTTTAATTTTCTTAGTTGCTTCTTCAAACTTAACCATTTCACCTGATAGGTGTTTGTTTTCTTCTTCTAAAACAGTTTTTTCTTCTGTTAAAGTTGAATGACTCTCTGTTAGAGTTTTTACTTCTACTTTGAGGTCTACGTTGCTATCAGATAGCATTTTAATTAGTTTTTCAGACATGATATTACCTTCCTTGTTTTCATTATTATCTTGGTTTGTTTCTAATATATTATTATATGCTTCTGTTAAGCTTGGATTGGCTTCTATAAAACCAGCATCTAATACAAAATCTACTGTATTGAAATTGTAGGTCTTTGGGCTAACGATTGGCAACCCTTCATGTTTACCTTCAAAAGTACCATCAGCTCTAGTGGAAACGAACATTGACCCACCAGCTTGTAATATCGTATTTAGATTTTTACCTGCTGGTGTATTCAGAATTAGTGCTTCACCAATTCCTTTACCATTCTTAATTTCCATGTTTGTTACAATATGAGAAACTAAACCTTTTAGAATTGCATCATCATCAATCTTTTGACTATGACCAACAGTTCCATACATTGCTTTAGTTTTTAATTTGTCGATTACTTCAGGGTCACTTACAACATTTTCCCAAAGTTCTTTTGGATAGTATCTACCATTTCTTGATTTACCATCTGGAACGAAAAATACACCACGCACTTTAGCAATGATATGTTCACCATCAACTTCATTTGATTCGACTATTTCAAATTTTACACGTTCATTTGAAATGCCTATTATAGGTACGTTCTTCATTTAATTAAGTGTCCTTACTTCATTAGCTAACTCTTCATTGAATTGCTCAAGAGAAAACCCATCTTCTACATTTAGTTTAACTACTATAGGTTTCCACATTTCCGTCAATTTATCAATAGGTACGTTAATACTATCGGATAGTTCTAATAATAGTTTAGTTTCGTCTACGATTTCAAGTAAAAAATCAAATTCATCAACTGTTAAATCTTCATTGAAAACCATCTTTTCTTCAATTGATCGGAAAAAAGGCACTGCGTAATCCATCACTAAAGATTCTAATTGTGCTTGTTCTGTTAAGGGATGGAAATAGTCTAACTCTATATATAGCTGTTGTTTAGCACTGTTTAGTGCTTTGATATATTCTAAATTTTCCAGTATCGAAAAGGCTTCATCTTTCCTATCTGATAGTTTATCTCTGGTAATTCTAGTTGCCAAAAATCTACCCATATTACGGTGGAACTTTTTTCCCTCAACTGATTTATGGAAAGATTTAATGCCACGCTTAATTTTTCCCTTGTTTTTTCTCCAATTCTTTTTTTGTGCATTAGATTTATCTTTATCTTTACTTCCACCAGTATATCCAGCACGAGATTTAATAAACTCATTAATCTGTTCATCTGTTGGTTCAAATTCTTTTGTTATAGAAACTATATTTTCAAATACACCTATTTCAGCTAGGAACGCTTGTGCATCTTCATCTTCTCTAAACTTAAATTCCATAATTCCTTACCCCTTAATTTAACATTTTAACAATTACGTTATAGCATCCAAAACCTGATGTAACAAAAACAAAACCCCAAAAAACTAATTTAAAAAACAGTGGAACACCTAAAACCATGTTAGTCCACTTTTCAATTTTAGTTACATGAGTTTTAATTGGTTTTAAATCTTTATCAATATTAGTCACATTAGTATTAATAGAAGCAACTTTCTTAATTAGTTCTGTTAATGCGTCCTTAACTTTTTTCACAATTTCCTCTAGGTTTGTAGACCTATCATGATGTTGCTTTAGAATTACGTTGTTCTGGCCAACATTTACTTTAAGACCAGTTATTTCTTTATTTGCCGAAATAACATTTTCATTTACATTTTCCATGAGGTCAAACAATTTCATCATTGTTTGTTTATCTGCATGACTATATTTAGTTTCTTTATCATTCATTTTTATAAGGCCCTTTTGGCTATTGCTAATAATCTTCTAGCAGAACGGTCTGATGTTCCAACTAAACCTTGGGCATGGTTTAATAAACCTAATGCAGTTCTGGCCTCATCCTTTTCAACAGGTTTGCTACCTTTGTTAAGTAAGATTCTACCAGCTTTTGCTGTAAACTTACTTAACTCTATAAGTAGCTTTTCACCTTCTAATTTAGTTGCTGGTACAGTGGCCATTTATTTCCTACTAGATGTTCCAGCTACTTTTAGCCTTTTATTAGTATTCTTTTTAAGCTTCATTCTTTTTCTAAGCTTATTAGATATTTTTCTTTTTCTAGCTGTTTGGCCTTTTTTAGATTTACGAGTTTTAACCGCTTTTCTAATTCCAGCTTTTTGTTTTGCAGTTAGAACTTTTCTTCTTCTACTTATAACTAATTTCTTCTTAACTTTTTTTCCATCACGGATTACAAATGTAGTAGCTTCTTCTAATTCAGCTTCCAATTCAGAATCTTCATCTGGCATTAAAATATCCATCATAACGGCTTCTGTTAGCCATGACGGTTCAATGAGGTTAACTATATCAGTTATTCCATCAGCACCCTTTGTAGTGGATGCTATGCCCTTTAGTGAATGAGCAAAAAAGTCTTCATCACCATCTTCATCATCGAATACAGCAACATTTGGAATACCATCTTCATCTACAAAGAAATGCAATTCAAATTCGCTTTTCTCTTCTTCAATGATTATTTGTATATCTAATGTAATTACACCATTACCGATTTCAACTTCTGATACTTCAAATGGAAGTGCATAAGAAGCGAATACAATTTTCAATGCCTCTATAATTGTTCCAGAAGTATGAAGTTCAAATTCGTTACTTATAGCTTCATTAATTTGACTACATAATTTCATTTCTTACCTTTGCGTCTAGTTTCCTTTACTTCTTTAAGCCTTGGAATAGTTTGACCTAAAAGGGTAGAACATTCCTGTAGAATTTTAAGGTCTTTATCAGCTAGTGGGTTAGGTGAAGCATGATCTGCATTTATCATATTATCAACATATTTTTTAGATTCTTTAACACCCATTCTAATTTTACGGCTACCCATAGTTTCAGCTAGTTCACGCACTTTAGTATTGTAGTGTTGAGCTTCAGTAATTTTTTCTGATTTACTTTTCTTAAGGTTCTTATCAAATTCATCTTGGTGCTTGATAAAGTCTTTATGATCTAGGCCTTCATCTTCTTCACCAATCCAACCATGCTTTAAACTAAAGTAGTTAGAGTGGCCATCAGTTATAACAACGTAGACATCACCAGCTTTAGTTGAAACCTTTTTAATCTCTTTAGCATCCCTAGCTATATCATCACCACCGTCTTTTAAAATTACTTTTAACAATTCAGGGTTAATGTCTTTAAGGCCTTTGGCACTTTCATTTGATAACTCTTCATTTATTTTATTGCACAACTTCATTTTCTTCCCCTTCTTCATCATCAGTTACAAGTGGTTCATCTGGTTTGATGTCATCCATTTTAATCAGACCTGTTAAACCGATGGTAGATAGATTCTCATCCATGTATTTAGCAATTGGTTCTAGGTTTACCCTATCTTCACCAATTGCATCTTTCAGTTCTGTTACAAAATCTAATACTGAAGATAAACCACTAACTGTTGCTTCATCACGTTCAATTTGATCTAGGTTTTCTATATCGACTAAATTTTTATTAAAGTGAACTGAAATGTCTTCTTTTTTATAATCAATGTTTTTGTTTGATAAATGTATATACGCTAAGTCTCTCAAACCATTGGAAATAGATTTTTGAATTTTTCTAAGGAATCTAACGTACTTAGCATTTCGCTTAAGTATTTCACCTTTACCATCACCATCAGAACCATATACCAATTCAAATGGAATACCTACAGAACTTAGGATAAGTTTTCTAAGGTCTTCAGCTTCAGATGATAACTCACTTGCATTGTCATCTTTGTAATCTAAGTTCTGCAAAGAACCTTTATCGCCAAACAATGGAATGATTCTAGTTTTACCAGCAGTTGTTATAATATTAGCTACTGAAATATCTGAAGATGTTGGATCAATTGAGACTTTTTTATTAAGAGTTTCTTCAAAGTGAGTAGATGCCTTTTTAGCATCTTCCAGATTATATCTATCTGGTAAATTCATACCAACTAAATTACCCCTAGATATTGCATCTAGTTTTAAAGCTGGGGCCATTTTTTCTAATAGCTCTAACTCTTTTAATTTAGTTAAGTATGTATAAATAATTGACTTCCCAATTCTAATGAACCTTGGAAGTGACTTGTACATTTTATAAAATTTCTTATCTGTTAGTGATGCGTTTGGAATTAGACTTTTAGTATCTACTCTTATCCGTTGACCACCTAATGTGAATTTAATAAAGTCTGCAAATTGTTTTCTTTCAACTCCACCAGTAAAGGGATTGGTTTGAAGATAACCTTCTACAGTTCCGTTTTGAGTTAATGAAACTACAGAACCTTGTTCTACATCATCACATAATTCAGTGACACCCATAGACTTTGCTTTTCTTCTAGTTCGTTTCTTTTCTTTTCCTGACATATCAAGGGCTTCACCGCCTTCATCTATTTCAGTTCTTAAAACGTATTCACCATATTTTAAAAGTTCTGGTGTGATATTTTCTATAAGTTGATCTAGTCCTAAATGCCTAGACATTCTTTCAAGTTCTTTTTGTGCTTTTTCATTGTTGTCTGCTGAGTAACTAAAAATCTCATCATCTGAAACTTTAGGTGAAAGTGCATCATCTGATAATTGAGATATGATTACGTCTACCAAATAGAAGCTACTCATTTCATCTACAGCTTTTACAATAGATGACATTTGCTGAGACACTTTAGAATAAATAGAACTATACGCAATTACCGAATAGTAATCACCTGTTTGACCAGATGGGAATTGCAAAGCTTCACCAAACTGTTGAGGTGTCACTGGCATATTTATAAGAACATTGTTATTTACTTTAAATTTTTTACCCATAGTTTTACATTTCCGTTGTATGTTCTGTTTGCCTTGTTGGTTGTTGAACATACTTTTTAACACCAATGGTTCTACCATTGTATTCAGTACCGTTCAATTTTTCCATAACCATTTCAGCTTCTTCAGGTGAAGACATAGTTAAAAAACAAAAACCTTTTGTCATACCAGTTTCTTGTGTGATTGGAACTTTTAGGTCTGTTACTCTACCAAATTTAGAAAACTCATTTAATAGTTCTTCTCTACTCGTAGTGAAATTAAGTCCACCGATAAATAATCTATTTTGATCTTTCACAATTATATCTTCCTTAGTTGTGTGCTATCTTTTTTCTGGAATCAAAGACGGTTTCCCAATCACCTGTTTGAAAAGTATCTGATAGAAAAACATCATGTACTTTAAACCCAAAAATCTTATATACAACTCTTTTTAACTTTTTACCTTCAACTACATTTTCATATGCATCACCACAAACTTCAAAACAATATTTGGTGTCATCCTTATGGGAAAATGAGTAGTCGTATTCCTTACCTAAATCATAAACTGCTATTCGGGAAGCGTCCATTGATAATTCATCACTACAGAATGTTGGCTTCTTCCCAACAACTAAATCTTTAGATGTCAAAAAACTAACTAAGTCTGTTGGGATTACACCTTGACCAACCGCTTCCAAAACATAATTTACATCGTTTCTTACATTGTATCTTTTTAAAATATCTTGTAAACGCTTAACTAAATCAATAGTTTCAGCATCTTTTTCTTCAGTCTTCATTTTGATTATGTCATTGATGTAATCCAACAATCCAAAACCAAAATATATTCCAGCGTGATTTATATCACTTGGATTTATTAGATTAGAACCAGCACCCAAAGTATTAGTTATAAAAACAGTTCCAGCTTTTATGTCTTTTCTCCACAATAGGTAATGCAAACCTGTTACTTTTTTGTGGCTATATGGCATTGTAAATATCTTATCTATCCATTTAACTATTGGTGCTATACATAGCAAAAATCTTGAAAACCATGTTTTCCTCAACTTATCCATTTCAAAGTCCTTTTTGTAATATTTACTTATCGTATAAGTATTAGTCACATTAAGCTTTAAATCAATAACTTGAACAAATTACTACTGTCTAAACTATCTACAAAATTGACATTAATATAGTATTATAGTAATGTAAAGAGTATATTAATGAGGTTTTAAGGAATTAGATTATGGCCAAAACTAAAAAAGGTAGACCATTTGCAGTTAAGAATGAGAGAGAAAAATTGTCTCTTACTCTTACTTTATCAAAAGGTTGTATGTCCAAACTATTTAAAAAGTATGGTACAACGCAAAATGCTACTGCTATTAGAGAAGGCCTACATGAACTGTTGGGTATTAAAGAAAAAGAATATGAAAAAGTAGATACTAATTCTGGCCGACAAAAAAGGAAGGAATTGGCTAGGGAATTAAATACCACTGTTGCTAAGATAAATAATTGTATGGAAAAGAAAAAATGTAAATTACATGAGGTATTTAAATACGCTTCCGAACTCTAACAGTTTTTATTACTTCTTCAGGGTCTTGTTTATTCATAAATCCAATAACTCTTTTTAAAGGTTCTTCAACACCATCACCTTTGTTTTTAAATTTATCTACCATTTCCTGAAATTCTTTTGCTGTTTCTGGTGTAAGTTCTAATCTAATTGTTAGGTACGTTTCACCACCGCCTGAAATCATAGTTTCAGATTTAGCTGGTTTTGGGTCATCTAAATCAACATCTTCTTTTTTAGATTTAAGTTTCACTTTAGGTACTTTAATTTCACCTAATTTTAATTTAGAAACCATTGATTGGTTTGAATCACTGATGGAAGCTACAAGACCTTTTAAACTCTCTGTGAAGTAACCAGAAACCGAATCTGAGTTAGAGGTTATGTTAGCTAGTTTCTCTTTATCTAGTGACCATTTAACATCCCTTAAAGTATATCCAGTGTCATGACCATCTTCACATATAATATACTTGTCCGTTCCTTTAACTAATTTTAAAGTTAAATTATCTACTCCGTACTTTTGGCATAATTGATTCCATCTGTGATGACCTGTAATTAGATTACCACTTTCAGAATTAAATGTTATTCCAGAAATATCTCCAAACTCATCCATTGAATCACCAAGTGCTTCATAGTTTTCAGGATTAAAATTTCTTGGATTGTAATCAGCATTTTTTATTTCGTTTGGATTTAACATTTTAACATTCCTATTTGCAAAGTGCTATTCTTAAATTTGTCATTTCTGATGCTAGTCTCGAATAGATTATGTTTTTAACTTTAGCTTCTATTGGGTTATTATGTAGCTTCTTAGCTCGTTTGACAACTCTTACCCTATCCATCCATGACCTGTTGGAAGTATCATTACATTCCTTTATGGCCAATATCCCATAAGGTCTATCAACACATTTAGCAATAGCGTAGTCAACTAGTTCTTCAGGAATTGCAAAATAGAATTGTTGTGGACACCAAGCATGATCTTTTTTAGATTCATATATCTGATGTTTACGTTTTTTGAAATCATTATTTAAATCTGATTTAGAAACTTTAATTTCTATTTCTAAAAAACCACTTCTACCAACAGCTATAAAGTCTGCATTAAAAGCACCAACTTCTGTAGCAATACATGAGGTTTGCTTTTTGAATCTGAAGTATGCTGATAAACACGCTTTAATATATTTAGAATCTACCACTACCTTATACCTTATTTTTGTCTACTTTACCTTTCAAGCTCGTTAGCAACTTATTATAATTATCTAATTTACTATCCGTTTTAAGATGATATTTTTTAATTTCTGCTTTTAGGTTATTATGTTTAATTTGTAATTCTTTACGTTCTGATAAACCAGCACTTAATAATCTTCTAGTAAGATGGTGCTTTTTATTATCAGCTATTCTTTCATTATCTAATCTTGTCTTTAGATGTTCTATCTTCTTATTTATGCTTCGTAAATCTTTAGTTAAATTAGTATTAGCTGGTGTACACTTAATATCAGATAACCCCGATTTTGCCATTAGAATGTCTCTTAGAAAATCATCCTTTAGTTTAGCAGTTTCCATATAGTATGTTGCTTTGGTAATCATTTCAGATTTCATTCTACTAGTTGCGTCTTTAACTTTGGCATCAAACCTATCTGCTGAAGTCATTAGTTTGCCACATAAATTATCAATCCCTTTTCTATTTCTATCTGTTTCGTAATTAGATAATCCAGTTCTTCTGTCTAGTTCTGAATTTAGATTATTAACTGCATTATTTATTTGTGTCTGTAGTGAGTTATTAAATTCTACGTTTTTATTATACTGACTCTTGGCTTCTTCAGCTAAGTGCTTTTTCATTTCAACATTTTGCTCATTAGATTTCTTAAGTGCTTTAAAGTTTTTAACTAACCACGCAATTGCTATTGGAAGAACAACAGTAGAAAATGCACTTATGATTCCAAGCACTAATTTTAAATAATCGAATGGTATTGGTTTTGCCATTACTACCCTTTCACTATATTTATTTTATCGTAATATGGTTTTTCAGATAATGCTTCTAAAATATCAAACTTAATTTCATCAATTAAATCAGAAGGCCCAATCACTTTTATATTAGAAACTATTTCTCTAACATTAGATGGTGCTGTTTCATCTGCTTCTTCAGTAACTTTTTTCCTTGATGACCTTTCAGATTCTTTTTTAACAATCTCTGGTGTTTCGTACTCATCATCTAAATCTATATCAGATTCTAAATCATCATCAATTATCATTGGACTAATTCTAAGGTTATCCATTTTAACTTTTGGCATTGATACTTGAATCTTTTTAAGAAGTGGTTGTAGTTCTGAAGTGTATTCACCAGTAATTAAATCATTGTTAGCAACTACATTAGCAAGTTGTTCTTTATCTAATTCCCAATTAACTACTCTAGCTTTGAAACCAGTTTTAGCACCGTCTTTTAAATCAATGGAATACCATTCCCCTTCCAAATGATTTAAAACTAATTTACCTCTACCATGTTTTTTAGATAGTTCATCGAATCTATGATTACCAGCTAGAACATTATTTGTTTTTTCATTAATTACTATTCCAGAAATATCACCAAAGTCATTCATTGATTCACGCAAACCATCCCTAGCAGTTGAGGTCATAGAGCGTGGATTGTATGGGCATTTCTTTACCTTGTTAATATCCATAAAGATACCTAACCCTTTGCGTAAAGTTTTTATTATTTTTAACAATTTAAAGATTTAACATTTATAGAATAACGTAGATAGTTATTAATTACAAATTAAGCTAGATTCCATCCCATCATATCAGCTAGGATTTTTGTTTGAGCTTCTTCAGGTGATTTTGCATCTGCTTCTTTTAACATTTCATCAAACCAGTTTCCACCTTCATTTTCTTTTAAAAATAATTGCGTGGTCATATCAACACAATCATCATGTGATGCTTTTGGAAACAATGTCATTTCATCAATCCAAATATCTAGGACATCAGTACACCATGCGAATCTCTCTCGGTTTGCTTCATAATATTTATCAGGAATAAATAAGTTACCAGCTTCAATCTGTGGTGCAATTGCATTTAGTCTTGCACCTTTAGAATCAACTGGATTGAATGGTAAAATTCCAGCAATTTTATCTTGCAACATTTTAATGATACTACTTCCATTTGCCTTGTCCTCAATAAGTGTGTAATTGATTCCTGAAAACCTAGAATGAATATCTCTGATTTCTGCAATGGTAGCAATGATGTCTAGTTTTGCTCTAACTAAATGTATTAGATATTTATGTGAACCTCTAAGACCCCATAAACCTAGAACAACATAATCGCTTGTCTCTTCATCTTTAAAAGAACAATCTACTGATAGAACCGTTCTATCCATCTGTGGTAATTCTTGGTATCTTTTAAACCAAGATTTCTTAATTATCTTACCACCTTTCGGTGCTGGTCTTTGTTGTAATTGTCCAGCGTAACCATCAGAACCTAGACGTAATTTTAGTTCTTCTACTTCTGGTTCACCGAATCTATCAGGCCAAGCTAATTCATCAACTTCTGTTCTAGGGTCTTCCCATCCAATGCTGGTTGGTTCTGCACGTTCTGGATCATACCTCATTGGAATAATTAAATGTTCGTAACCGCCCTGTTTTAAAATGTGACCAGTTAAATCACCTTCAGCAATACGCTGTTGAATTACAATCTTGATACCAGTTTTAGGATTAGATAAACGAGTACTCATGGTTTTATCCCACCAGTATTGAACGTCTTCTAATTTAGCTGGTGAACGTGCGTGTTTAGCATCATTGGGATCATCGGTAATAACATAATGACCGCCCTTACCTGTACCAGAACCGCCAACTGTAGTAATAATTCTATGACCACCTTGATCTAGCACCCATTCTTTTTTTGTATTTTGATCTTTTCTAATTGTTACATTTGGCCACTTCGATCTATACCAATCCGATTCAACAATAGTTCTACATTTAATTGAATCTCGAATAGCTAGATTTTCTGCATAGGAAGAAAAGATGAATTGCATATGAGGTTGTTTAGTCCAAACCCATGCTGGAAAAAATACGTTAACAATTAATGACTTTGAAAAACGTGGTGGAATATTTATTAGTAAGTTTCTAATTGTTCCATCTAAAGTTGCTTCCAAATGTAGACCAACACATTCAGTAGTCCAGTTGGAACTAAAAACCGTATTAGGTTCTATTAGATGCCATGCACCTTTAATGAATCTGATAAAGTCTTCTTCAAGTTCTTTTATCTTAATTTCATTTTTTAAATCTGTAGAGAAGTGTCTGGAATCTTGATAACCAAACTCTTCAGAAATCTTATTAGCGTCCATATAGCCTTATTTATCTTTATCATCTTCTTCATTCTCTAATATTGTTTTGGTAGATAACATATCCATTACAGAATCTAATTCTTTTAATTCCTGTAGTGTCATATTTTTCATATCAAATTTCTTAGTTGCTTGAACTGCAATAGCACCACCATCACCAGTTCCAGAATGTTCGATTCTATCTTTAACTTTTCCAAACAATCTATTGTCTGAATACTCTTTGGCCTTCATTCTGCTTCTCGACTCTGAATCAAAAGCATCTGTTGATAAAACGATTGCTTGTAATTCACCAACTGTAGTTCTAGGGTCATCTATCATTCTTTGTAATTGAGGTCTTCCAGTATTGTAACAAGCACCAATTAAATTAGTTAAAGATTTAGAATCTAATAGGGTACGAAAATCTGGATAGCTTTGTAATCTTAAAGTTGAATCATAGTCATGAATTTCTAAAGCTGTTTTTTCTTTTCTTTTTCTGGTTGGTGTATTATTGATTGTAGCAACTTCTTTGGAATCAGATGTGCGTGAACCCCTAACTCTTTTAGGTTTTATTTCTTCTTCAGAATCTCTTCTTCTACGTCTTCTCTTTTCCATGAGTACCTTACTATTTTGCCTGTTTGTTTATACATTAATATAAGTATAATGTATTTGGCAACATAATATCAAGTAGCTGTTTAATTTTGCCTACTTATGTCATCGGTTACTCTTTGATTAAACTTAGATGTTTTAGATATTGCAGATAGGATACCCATACAATATGACCTGAATAATTCTGTTTTATAATACTGTAAGTCACTAATACTATTAGATTCTAAGTCCATCTTATCTACAAATAACTCTTTATTAAATTCTTCAAAATCTTCTCTGATTTCATTTAAATGAGTTATTATTGGTGTTTTAGAAAACATCTTAGTTATTAGTTTTGAATCAACTGGTACTTCTGCAAAAATCATTTTGACCCCATTAGATATTTAATTTCTTCTTTATGTTCTATTATTATATTTGATGTTACACCATTTCCACACATTTTATATCTAGCACCTTCTGGTATATTATATTTTACTCCATTAGTGTCTATTCCAAATTTAGTGTGATTTCTCTTCCACGTTTGTAAACCTTCTGCTTCTTCAGGTGTTAGGTATCTGGTAGTACCATCTGGTAACATAACTATTGTTCCAGTAGATGCTCCGACACATCCCATTCCAGTAGTTAAAGTATTTATTAGTTTATCTTCTCTAATTCTAAAATCTAAATGCTTGGATACTTCACCAGTTTCTTTATCTTTATTTGTTCTATGTGATTTAGACCAGCTAATATATTTATTTTCTTTCTTTAGGCATCTTGTAAAACTTTTAATTTTAATAGGCCTTTTTTTACCATCAGCATGATAACTTTTTCTGGATGCCTTAAATTCTTTTCGGACAAAATACATAATGACTCTAACTCTTTGTTGACTTGAACCATATTCAGAACTGTCCTTGGTTTCTGTGTAACAGTAGTATCCTTGCTTTTCAATTGTTTCCTTAACCTCATTGTATAATCCTTCCATCTGTTTAGAGAGTAGATTTTTTACATTCTCTAATATTATAAAGCTTGGTTTTGTTTGTTTTATAATTGGATACAAACAATCTACTAGGCCTGTCTTTAAATGTTTCTTACCTTCTTGTTTGCCTTGAGTAGAAACACCCTTACAACTCCAACCAGCTAGTAAGACATCTATTGGTTTTAGTTTCTTAACATTTACTTTTTCTATATCACCTAAATTAATCGTATCAGGATGATGATACTTTAAAACTGCTGAAGGATGTTTTTCAATCTCACAGAAGTTTGCAATCTCAAACGAATCATCTTCAGAGAATGGTAAATCAAGACCGCCACAACCACTAAAGTAACTTCCAACTTTTATTTTCAAATTACTATCCTATGCATTACAGCTACTTTAGGTTGTTCTAATCTAACTCTATAATCATAACCATTTATTTCTTCAGGTGGTGTTATAGGCATTGGCTTATATAAATTTATAAATGTTGAGCTACTATCTTTTATTGGCATTACATAACCAGCTATACCAGTTTTAATAATTCCTAGTGAGTTTAGATTCTCATCAAAGCATACTAGCATATCAGGGTCTAAATGTTCTGATTCCTTAATATCAACTAAATCTAAAAACTTATTTAACTTACAACCATGAACTGATATTTCTTTACCACTTCTATACTTATTCATTAGTTCTTTAGAAACCATTATACTTTCAGTAGAAACTAATATTTTATTAATTGTTATTTCAGACATAGTTAATTCCTTTTAACTGTTTATTTCAACTCTGTTACTTTCTTCTTCCATCTTTTTAGATTCTAAATATGCCATGAACAGAAGGGAATAATTAGCAAGGTCAAGTAAAGTGTCTTTAACAGATTCGTCCTGTACCTGTAATTTACCATTCTTAATGAAAGAACTAATCCTAGATAGTTTATCAGTCATGCGTGTAAAGAAACCCTGTTCTGTACTTACACAATCAAATGCAGATACCCTTTCAAAGTTTGCAAATGGATTATCATTACCACCAGCATAGTCTGCATTTTTCTTTTTCATTAGTTCTACCATT